GAGGTATGTTTCCTTGTCCAACATGCGGGAGGAAAGCGCCGGCTTTTCGCGCAGATCGGAAACGTTCTTTACTGCGTTTCCCATCATAAGGCGTGCGCGTTCCAATTTGTTTTGTGCGTCGGCAGTGTGCTTAACACGGGCAAATGACCCGTTAAGCGCAAGAGCTTGATTCAGCGTGTTATTACAAACCACGCGGACGCTTGTGATTTTAGCAGTTGCGGCCAAGCTTCCGTCATGGGACGTTGAGAACAACAGATAAGTCTTATGCGCATCGCCCGATACCACTTCAAAGTCGTGTGGAATACGCGCAAGGGTCCAAAGCCTTTCACCCTTTCCAAGCGCCCCCGCACTTTCGTAATGAGCGCCGTTTTCGACGCTCAAAAGAGCATCCACAAAGGCGAAAGCGTCGGCGTTTTGAATCGGCGTGTAATTTGCGCCGACAGCGCCGAGGAAATGCAGACCGTCGCGGAAGATGCCGAAATAATCGATTTCTTTTCCGCGTTCATCGAACAAACGCTGCTTTTCTACTGTCCAGTTTAATCCGGCCAAGTCTATTACTTCAGACCATGACCGCGCTCCGTTTACAACTTGGCCTAAACCATGCCAAGCGGCTTCCGAACCGAAAAAACAATCCTGACCATTGATGTTAGCTATGTCATGTGCCATGTTAGATCCTTCCATTGTTAAAGGTTAAGTGATGTCGTTTACAAAGCAATTGTGGAACTTAATGCGCGTTTCGAGCAATTTACGGCAATTTTGAAAGGTACGCCAAATAACAGGCGATGTCCAAGAGCAGGAACCAAAGTTTCTTTTGTAGTGGCGTGTATAGGTACGCAAAGCGTCAAACATATTGGCATAAAATGTGGCGTCGGGCACAAGGCATCTTTCGGCGTACGCGTACGCTTCTAGCTCTTGACTCATCACCGTGTCGACATTCGACCATGTATAACGTACGTGCTTAAAATAAACATGGCCTAGTTCGTGTAATGTGACAAATAAACACTCCTTGTCTTCGAGGTTCGGAACTTTGAGCAATTCACGCGAATGATGATACTGCGCGTGGTCCGGATGAATACCTGTTACGATTGTTAACATGATATCCCCTATGCTTTTAATGTTCATTACATGGTAGGGAAAGCACAATCCTACCATGCGAAAAACATTAAAGTTCAATGCAAGTGTTGTTCGCGCAATCGTAAATCGAATGCTGATTGAAAACGCGGCCAATGACAAGGGCGTCTTCGACGGCTCGAATCCACAATGTCAAATCGATGAAATAGGACAATTCTCCCTTCCATCCGCCGATGTAACAGCGATCAAAGCGTGAGCGGTACGTCCATACCAGCCTTGCAAGGTCCACGCAAGTCCCGAATCGACTAAACACTGCCAAGCGTCCAATTGTTCTATGGCGGATGCTGGTTGCAATCCTTCGACAATGTTAATAGCATCTATTGTATCCATCATACTACTCTTTTGCAGTTGTGAGATACTCAATCGCCTCGGTTACGCTGTTCTGAGCGTCGTCTAGTGCCTCATAAGCAGCTTCCATTTTCAAGCCTCTGTCGGAACACTGGATACTATCCGGAAGACTTTGATACGCGTCGTTTTCGTCAAAGGACAACTGCGCGATGTCTTCCGCTATAGAAGACAACTTATCAATGATTTCCTGTATTGCGGTGCGTCGGGCTTTGTTCATTTTGCTTTCCTTTCCTAATAAGATACGAATTCGTAACATGCGGGAACGGTACCGCATACTTCAAAGACTACTTCTGAAGGGCCGATTACGTCCTTGCCGGTAGCAGCGTCGATGTCGGCGAGTTCCACCATTTTAGGAGCAATGAGCCAACAGCCGTTTGGGGTCGGCGAGGCTTGCGAGGCATACAAGCGGTAATAAATACCATATCTGCGCCATAGGTTGCGATGTACTTGCTCGAAAGTCGAGAATTCCATGCTATTCCCTTCTAAGCTTTGGGGAATGAATAAAGTTCTCTGGTAACAGAGAGGTACTTTCGGGTGTTTCTATTTTTGAAATGATCGCCGGAAGCGTCAGTGTACATATACATGTATAATCCAGCGTAGTTTGAATCCAGGAGGCTTGCGCTTAAGATGCCTTTAGAAATGGCCTCGGCAAAAGCGACTTGCGAGTCTCGAAACATCATTTTCTTATCAGACATAATAATCCTTTTAAGTTAAGGTGAAAAAGCCAAAAACACGATTAAATGTTAATTAAAACAAACACTTAATCCTATCTTTGGTAATAATGCCAATTTGCGGCTATCTTCCGACTCTCACCCCGCTTGCTCGGCATGGGTTGCAATCTGCTTCTAGGCTTTGAAAGTACTTCCGCCGGATTCGCTCATTTTCGAGGTTCGCGCTAGTGCCTAGTCGGTGGGATTGCGCGGGGTCTGTTTTCTTCCTTTCGGGTTAAAATCAATGGTACGGCTATATAATATACTCAATAATGGCGATTGCAAGGGATAAATGCTGGTGGGGTCTCGGTTTATAGCATATAGGCTATAAATAATGTCATGAGGAGACGGATAAACATAATGATAAGGCAAGTAGGTGAGATTACAGGGATAAAGTAGGGTCTGAAGGGATCAGGGAAATAGGTATTTAGGATAATGGACGCTTTGTTGGGGTAAGTAATGGGAATGATTAGAATACGAGAGAATGATAGCAATAACGTGTTTTTTGTTTGGGTAAGTAGGCGGGATTGTTAGGGATAATTAAGGGCGGATGAAATTGGGCTTGGAAGAGGTTTATTGAGGTAAGTAGGCGATATTATTAGGTATGATGGGAGGGAAATGTAAGAAAGTAAGAAAGCCTGTAGAGGCACTATATCCTTCAAGGATATATATGTTTGTAGTAGTAAGGTGTGGACGTGGTAGTACAGAAACTACGTTTCGGCGAGACATTCGCTCAGACGTTCATTGGGCCATTTTCGGCGACGGAGGTGCCTTAAAAACTGTATTTTTTTACGTCTACCGATTTTTTATGCAATGATACCGCGCACTTGGAGAATACAAAGATTACCAAGGGCTAAAAAAAATCATTTCCGGAACGGGTAGCAATTTCAATCACTTAAGGCACAAATACACTTCCAAGGGGTATTTCACCGAATTTTTTTTTTGGTCCTCATATCAGCTACTTAAAGGCGGTCGAGGAACGTTAAACGGTTTTTGCTTTTTTCGTTCACTTACATGGTCCTTGATAACCATTATTAAGTTTGCTCTTCACTTCGCCGGTTCTTACCTTGAATGAAAAGGAGAAGAGCATGATTCGATACTTGATACCGATTAAGAGAACAAGACATTTTGTGGGACAAGGACATTTTGAGGAAGCAGACGACGGGACTATTAGTTATGTCGCCTGGATTATACCTAAAACAAGTTATAGCTTGCTAACGAAGCGTCATGCAATACCCATTGCGTCATCCTGGTTGCAATTGCTTAAAGCAGCCAAAAGCGCTGGGTACATTGTCGGCTGTCCTTTTCCTCCTCGTGTGAACGATTGGAGAAGAGCGCCGTTCGATCCAGCGTGTCAATCACTGGTACTGCGCCGTAACTTTGAACACTTGCTCAGTCTCGAAAGGTTACGGCGCAAGCTAGCTCGAACAAGCAAGATCAATACAGTGCCGATGTTATTGAACGAACAGCAACTATCCAAAGCAGATAGACTGAGGATATGGGAAGCGACAAGAGCAAGTGTTCCTCATTCTACAGAAAAGGGAACGAACGATGTACTTTAATAGCAAGTTCGCGCACCTATCATTAATTAAAGAATCATTATTAAATGAGAATGATTCTCGCATGTCGGGTGGCTCGGCTGCGCGTCGAGAGGCTGGACGCGGGTCCGAGACCCCGGTGGCACCCCCACGGCCATCTCACCAACGCCCGAAAGGTGATCCGAAAATCGCACACCATTTTTAAAATTCACCCTTTACCAGAATCCCTGACTGTACCAGACTTTATAACCTATAGGATAGTTTAATGAAACCCTACATTGCCGAGAGCCTTTCTTTACTACATCACTTCCATGATTACCGCACCCTCGTCCAGTTCTCCGGAGGAAAAGATTCCATCGTTACCCTTCACTTAGCTAAACTAGCCGGATTGTCTTTCGATGCCTCCTATACCTTCACAGGCATAGATCCTCCCGAGATCGTTTCCTTCATCCGCCGTAATTATCCATCCGTCTTCATTCTTCGTCCCAAACATTCGTTCTGGCACCTAATTCAGACCAAGAATCCTCCCTTGATGAACATGCGCTGGTGTTGCACGGAACTAAAGAAGCGTCCCTCCTGGACCCTCCCTCATATCCACCGTATCATGGGCATCCGTGCCGAAGAGTCGCCGAAACGCCGCGCCTACCCTTCCATAGACTACAACCGCAAGTTGCATCACTTTCACGTTTATCCCATCCATCATTGGTTGGAGTGGCAAGTTTGGGAATTCATCGAAGAGTACCACTTACCTTATCCTTCTCTCTACGACGAAGGATTTTCTCGCATCGGTTGTTGCATTTGTCCTTACCATTCATCTCCCAACGGAAAACTGCACGCCCTCTACCGCTCTCGTTATCCTGGAATGTTCAAAACGTTCGAACATGCCGTTTCTTCTTGGTATTTCAAAAGAGTTGCCCAAGGCCGAACCATGCAACACACATCTCCCGAGGCTTTTTTATCCGATTGGTACAAAGGACCGACTCGTTGGTACACTTTGGCACAAACTTAGCATATGCACTTTTTCCTTGACACCTTCAGTTTTCCCGCTTACATTGCTACTAACATTTCAACCCCGAACCAAGGAGCGCACATGCACTAGGAACTTACCAAACGTCTCACGGACTAAGGGGGAGGGACCATCCCTCCTCCGTAAAAGAAAGAATCTATCATGAAATGCCACTGTCCCGCATGTCGTTTCCGAACTCTCAGAAGGATCTTGAACATCACGAACAAACGCGTTCGCTTTTACATAGCCATATGCGACTTGCCCAAGGCCATTATCCTTGCCAGCCGCATCCCGAAGATTATTCATTATTACTCGCAGGAGCATTAGTATGTCCCGCTGGTCTGAATTTCACGCAATATACAGGAGCATTAAAATGGACGAAGAAGAACTCAAACCGCTCACGCCGTCCCAAAGGGATTTTTACATCAAGGTAATCGACATCTGGTTCGCGCTTCCTCTCCATCGTACCTTGATGTATTACGAGGATACCTTACTTCCTGCCTTCGACATATTGAAGGCAATGCACTACGGAATCCAGGAGCATTGAAATGAGCGGCTTAGAGTTCCTCGTATTATTTCTCAGCTACGAGATTTTCGACTACGATGTCATAAATGATAACAACGTCGGAAAGATCATTCACTATTTAGAACAGGAGCACTAACCATGAGCGACTTCAGTTCCCTATTTACCGTTCTTTTCCTCAATACTCCCCTTATATTCTTTGATGGAAATCCCGTGACCTTCGATAACGTCGAAAAGGTGGTTCATTACTTGGACCAAGAGGAAATCGATGGCTTTGACGATTACTACGCACTTCAGGAGCACTGAAATGAACCTTGAAGACCGCAACCGCCATAGTGATTTGGACATGTTTATATTGTTCTATGGTTATGTCTTCATTAGTGAAGACGTCGTGGATGCCAATAACGTTGATAAGGTTATCCATTACTACGAACAGGAAGAGATCGATGGCTTTGATGATTACTAACATGAAAGGAGTATCAATGTATACGATTCTCGAATACTTCTCAGCTTGGTTTTCGCTGCCTTCTTCGCGCCGGAATCTCTTCCGCAACGAGAAGGTAACTTTCGCAAACATCGAAAAGATCGTTTATTACGGTCTGCAAGGGAGTTAGCATGTGTACCATGACTGAAGCGTCACCCGAAAATCAACACACAACCCGGCGTAGATTTCACCATGACGCTTCCTTGATCGCCGATGTCATTCACCGCGCCCACAAGTCGCACACGTCGTCAAGACTCATTCTCGACTCTCCGAACTTCCCCGAGTGCTTCGTATCCTGCGACCATTCCGACGAAGTGACCGTGGTTTTCAAGCATCGCAACCATCCAACTCTTAACGTAATCGATATCAAGGAGAAGTAGGTGGGCGCATTCCGTTATTGTCATCAGTGCGATAAGCCACTGAATAAGCCGACTTGCCGGGAAGATTTGCTGGAAAACTTTTCCTGCGACCGATGCGGAAGGCTTATTCCTAAGTATCAATCGATTGCGGAATGGGTCGTGGAACTTGAAGAACGCTTATGCGCGTTGGAAGCTCATAACAAGGAGGAATAAATGGCAACCAGAGGACCAGGAGGAAGATTTGTTAAGCAGGAACTTACCGTAAACACTGTTGCATTACTCAACAAAGACGAAATCAAAGGAGCACTGAAGAAAATGGAAAAAGTAACATTCGGTCCCATCGAAACCGGAATTCCCGTACCCGAAACGAAACGCACTTCTGCATGGCGCGAAATGCTTTCTCAACTTGAAGTCGGCGACTCCCTCACCGTATCGAACGTGAACCTCACCACGCTTCAAGCGGCGTGCATCCGCGTGGGAGTTTCTTTCACTCCCAAGCGTCAGTTCAAACCCCGCGCCATTACCACTGAAGAAGGCGTGGCTTTCCGCGTTTGGAGAACGTTATGATACTTGCTATATTATTCATCGCACTCGGGATAGCTGGCTTGATTTGCACTTTCGCTTTCTCTCGCCGTCCCGAGGAAGCGACTCCCTTGCAGTCCTTCAAACCGGGCCGGAATCGCTCCCGCTACCTTCGCAAGAAAGCGGGTTTTAATCATATCCTTTAACCTTCAACGGCGGGTGGGATAGCTCAATGGTAGAGCAGTCGCCTTGTAAGCGACAGGTTGTGAGTTCGAATCTCACTCCCACTATAAGGAGTATATATTATGGAATTTAAACCCGTACCCCGAACCGAATTCATCGTATGCGCTTGTGGTTATTCTCTTTGGGCATTCTCCTGCATTCTTACCACCCGCGCCTTACTGTGTCCGTCTTGCACTCAGTTAGAGATGAAGGATGCGAAGGGCAGACAGCACTCCGCTATCCCCCGGTCCCATCCTTCCTCTCCATACTTAGAAGAATTCAACGAAAGGACTTAACATGCCTAAAATACTAACCGAAGAAGAAATGGCAGCCGAAGAGAAATCAGGTTACGACATTCGCAGTTACGTGGAAAAGTACGGATGGCCCGACCGTTCTAAAGGCCAACATCTTACTGACGAATTCAAACTGCCGTACCATATTACCTTCTCTTCCGAAAGCATCTACAGCAAACCAGGACAAGAAGGCGGCTTGTGGAAAAAAAGTAGATGACGTATGGCACTTCTACGCTTCTCCCTTTAACGTAGCCACGCACGGAGAAGATAAACTCCGGAAGTACTTTGAAGAAAGAGAGAAAGATTCCGTATTGCACCTTCCGGATCTTTCGACTAAGAAGACCCTTAAACCTTTGATCGTTCCCACTTACAAATCGGAATGAAAGGATCTCTCATGGCAAATCAACACGTATTCGGAAAATGGCAATGCGGTTTCGGAGCTTATTGTCCTCCTTACCCTAAAATCTTCCCGGTAAACACTCGTTTCGTTTACTTGGGCGAGACCAATTTCTACATCCCGGAGCACTTGGCTCATTCCTTTATCAAGTATCCTCCGGGAGTAATCGGCATCGGAAACGCCATTTCAATGGCAGTCGCCGAATAGGAGTAATCAAAATGAACGAACGCACTTGCGCTACTTGTGAATTTGTCCGTGAAGGCAGTGTTATTTGTCATCACTGTTACGGTCATTGCAATTGGAGAGCAACCAAAGAAAGTCTCCAAAAGCAACTCGAAGAAAGCGCGGAACTGATCGAGAAGCAGAAAACTATCATTAAGGACATGAGCGACTACAACACCCGAGCCGCATATAAATACCTCGAACAGAAAGAACGTGCCGAAAGAGCCGAAGTATCATGCGACAAAGCCGACGCCGAACTCGCCGCCCTCAAAGCGGTTACAATGGGCGTAGGCGACGGCTCGGGCAACCTGTTCGTGCATGGAACGTATGAAAGCATCAAAGCTTGTCAGGCATTGATCTTCAGAATGGAGAAGGCGGAATCCGCCCTCGCCGTCAAGACAAAAGAAATAAGCGATCTTCGAATGCAACTCGAAGTCGCAACCAGCTTTGCCAAAGTGCAGCGAGAAACGGTAGAACACTGTCAAAGAGAAGCATTGGGTCTTTATGACTATGCCACGAGTTGCAGAGACGACACCATTGCCGCCGAATCCAATCTCGAATGGGCAAACTGCGAGATCGAAGGGCTTCAAGATCGCCTTGCCTTTGCTCATGAAGAAAGGAAACGCGCTTGGAAGAACCGCAATCGGTTCGCGGATACCGTCGCCGAAATCGCCCTTGCCCTTGGCTGGAAACAACGGGACGCATATGCACCCGACGCAGTTCTCCGCGCCGTGAAGATTAAACTCGATGAACTCGCCTTCTTGAAAGACCGTCTGGATAAGGCTCCCGTGATGCAAATGCGTTATTGGGACGAATACTGCGGAGACGGACGACCTTACACGATATTCTTTGCAACGAGACTGCCGGGAAATCCTTTTGGCTTAAAGAAAGGTCAAACTGTCGATGTCTGCGTTGTCGCGAAGGAGGAATAAACGTGCGAAAAGCCAACGTTGAACTAAGTGTCGAATTCGTCCGGCATACCGACAAAGCTATTCTCGTACGATACGATGCTTCCGAAGTATGGCTCCCGAAGTCGCAAATCGAAGACGAAGAAGAATTCGATTGGGATGCTTTTGACGAAGACGACGATATCGACATCATCATTCCGGAGTGGTTAGCCGAAGAGAAAGGATTATGGTGATATGCTTCTAACAGTCGAAAAAGCACAGCAAACAATGACGTGTTGCAACAAAGGCGGCATGTATTCACTCTTCGAAGGTCATTACCAATGGTACGATGTATTTTGCTATGGCGATTTGTGCCCTGCATGGCGCTGGCACGAAACCGTCTGTTCCCGAAATGCACCACGAACCGACTGTTCGTTGCGCTGCCGCAATTGTAAACCTGAAACCAAAACAGCGTGCTGCGAAGCCGAACGTCGCGGCTACTGCGGCCTGGGAGGAGTCCCAACGTGTCCTCAATAATCCAAATAGGTCGATTTTACGGTCAGTATCGATTTCTGAGCAACTTCTATGTAACGAAGGTGCTTTTCCAGCGTATCGTTTATCCGAGTGCTGAACACGCCTACCAAGCATCAAAGACCCTGAACGTCACGGCGCGTTGCTTCATAGCAGCCCTGCCTCAAGCAGCTACCGCTAAAAGCATTGGCAGGAAGGTCAACCTTCGTCCCGATTGGGAACTGGTCAAGTTGGACATCATGTATCAGATAGTCAAGGAGAAATTCACTTCCAACGATCTGCTTCGTCAACTTCTTCTCGACACTGAATTAGCCAACCTAGTCGAAGGTAATCATTGGCATGACAACTTTTGGGGAGACTGCACTTGCCCTCGATGCGCTAACATCCAAGGGCAAAATCACTTAGGAGAAATCCTAATGCGCGTGAGATCAGAGTTAATATGCCCGTAATAAAACTCGAAGACAAACGTGTTGAGATCTTGCAAAGATTCTTCGACGAAACTCTTGAATTGCATCGGCAAGGCAAAGTGGTCGATTTGGTTCTCGTCTACAGCATCCGTTCCGAAGAGTCAGGTGAAAACAACAAATATACTCACCATTGGACCGGGGAATCCTGCCTTGGTTGTTTGGGCTTGACTCAACGGATGGCTCACATCATCCAATGTTATATGAACGAGGAGGATTAGTATGACGTTATTTGGTTTACTCATGGCTGCAATAGCGTTAATCCCTTGGATCTTTTGCAGTTCCCGACCGTCAGTAGCGGAGACCCCTTCTTGGGCCGTTTACATGTTCTTCGTTATTGTTTTCAGTGTTTGGGCCAATGGTAAGTAGGAGGAAACTAACATGCAAACATTCGTAGATGACTTAATATTCGATCTGTTATCAGAAGCGCGATTGAAACTGTACTTCATCTTTGTCGATACGGCAGTCACCGATTATCATGAATGGCGGGAAATGACTCTAATGGGCATGGAAGCAAGCCTTGGACTCAATCCTTGGTTCGGCAGGAGGAAATCATGTGCCGGGTCTTAAACTTCGGTCGTAGCTTTTGGAGCGGCTATCCTGGCTGGTTTGTGGATACTGTCCACAAGAAGACGTTCTATCACAAGGAAATGCTGCTCTACTTCGATTTCGTTTTGGACGAGAAGCGCTTTGCAGACGGTTGCGGCATCTTCTGCAAGAAATGCGGAAAGCCCGTCGCCTCCCGAGCCGACTATGCCGACGAATTGAGCCTATGGATCGTAACCAAAGCATTTTGCGTCCTCGGTTGCTGGTCCTATTGGTCCCTACCCGTCGAACCTTTTTGGGTACGAGTCTTGGAGGATTGGAGATGAATTGGGCAACACGAGAACCTTTGGAGTGTTCTAAACGCGACTGTACTGAACTTCCCGCAGCCAAGTGGTTCGGCGAACGCGGCACCGTCTATTTGTGCAAGGTTCACGATGCGGAATACCAGGAGGCTCAAGACTTATTCAAGAGCAAGGTAGAGGAATTTATGCACGGACAACCGCCTAAGAGGAGCAAAAATGGCTAAATACGTTGTGAAACCTCACATTGTAGAAGCCCGATGCTTATCGATGAACCTCGATGAAGCCTTGAAAGTTTGCAAATGGGCTGGAGGCGACCTTTACCCTGATGGTTGTTACGTGCGGAATATTGCAGGACAGTTCAGGGCGCGTCCCGGCGACTACATTGTAAAGAACAAAAGAGGCGAATTCACTGTTTACAAACCCGATAAATTCAACAGCACCTTCGATTTGATAGAGGAGGATTGAACGTGAAGATCTACATTGCGTCGTCCTGGCGGAATCAACACGCGGTCGAGATGCTTACTCACTTTCTGCGGCGGAAAGGCCACGAGGTTATTTCTTTCGTTGAAAAGGCCGTGGTGGATGAAGGTAGAGACAATCTGCACTTCGACTTCGAGGAATGGGTAAACAGCAAGGATGGTTCGGAAAAGTTCCGGTACGATACGGAGGGAGCCACGAAATCCGACTTGGTAATCTACCTCGGGCCTTCGGGAACGGATGCGTGGGCGGAAGTGGGAGCGGCTTGGGCGGCTGGAGTTCCGATTGTAGGCCTTTGGGCGAAGGGAGAACAGGCGGGTCTCATGCGGCGGATGGTGACGTACTGGTGCCTCGATTACCGTCAAGTGCTTGAGACGGTATCGATGGTGGCAAACACACTACTTTGCAGAGGATGAAGACATGAAAGTGCGAGAGAAGAAGTGGATTTTGGTACGTGAACACGAAGGCCGCTATGATGCAAAAAGCATCGTATGCGACTCGAAAGAAGAAGCCGACGACTTCGCCGTAAAGTGGGGTCCAAAGATCTATCAAGTAGCCGAGATCGAACTGGAAAGGGAAATGACGGCGAGGGAACAATTGATCGAGGATTTGAGATTCGCCGCCAAACACGGCGGATTGCCATACAGCGAGTGTCAAGCATTGCTGATTAAAGCGCTGAAAGAACTGGAGAAATGATGAAGACAATAACAGAAAAACGTTGGATCGTAATATACAACGTTCATCCTGGTCTTCCGAATGATGTCAGGGTTTACAGTATCCTTTTCAATTCGAGGGAAGAAGCCCAAAGTCATTTAAGGAAATATACAGGGGAGGAAATTCAAATAGTCGAGATCAGCATACCGAGGACTATGACCGACAACGAAGAGCTTCGATTCGAAATCAATGCAGCGTTGGCGGCGTCCAACGAACAGTATCCTGCTACTTATATTCGGCCTCTGCTGTTTCGTGCGTGGCAAGCGCTTTACGAGATAGAAAAAGGCTCGTGTGATAGTCACAGCAAGCCTTAGAGGTAAGTTCTTTGTAGTTTCAAGATAAGTCTTGGAAGGATTGATTGCAATGCCGACACATGAAGAAGCTCTTGCTCAATACGAGGACATGGTTTATAAGATGGCTATCAGCCGCGCAGTCAAGTGCCGGAAGCCTCTATCTTATTTGCTCGTGGAAGATCTTGTGCAGGAGGGCTTTATAGGCGTGATGAAAGCCGTTGATACCTGGAAACCGGAAAAAGCCAAGTTTTCTACTCATGCTTATTATTGGGCATGGTCTTATATGAGCCGGTTTTTGGAAGAGTTTTCTTCATGTGTTCGGTATCCTTCTAATTACAAGGAATTTTGGAGTGGTAAGTTACCTTCCGTTAGGAATCTAGATCCTCTTGCTCTTCCTGATCTTAATGATAAGCCTAGTAATCCTGAGAAGAGAATACCTGACGTTATGTTAATCCAGAGGAGTTTTGAATCTAATGTGATTAGCGAAGAAAGGCAATGTTTAATCCGTAAAGCCGCCAAGTCTTTTTGTTCTAAGTTGAAAAGGAAAGACAAGGTGGTGTTTATGGGTCGTCTGTATTGTGACGAAGTGCTTACACTTCAAGAGTTGGGGGATAGTCTTGGAATTACTTACAACGCCGTATGGCTACGGGAGGCAAAATTAAGAAAGTCTTTCAGAAAGTATTTTGAACTGTTCGTCAAGAGGCATAAATTAGAAGAAGTATTTCAATAACAACTGGAGGTATCACATGAGACGGTTGATTTGTGTTTTCGTGTTCTTGGGTTTCTTTCTTACAAGTTGTGCCAGCGTTCCGGTTTCCAATGAGACAATATCGACGGTGGCAATGAGCGCGACGTACGGAATCTATCGAGCGGTTCCGGAGTCCCGGACGCCTTTGATCCTGTTGTGTTCGTTTACGGAGTATGACAATCCAGGGCTTTTCCGGGAAAAGGTCGGCGAACTTTGGCTGGAGATCAATAACACGGACATGGCGATGCTTGTGGTGACGTTGAACACGTTTGTTGCCTTGTTCGAGGCCAACTTGCAGGGAACGAAAGACGTGGTGCCTGTCGTGAAGGCGGCTGTCAAGGGTATTTGCGCTGGCGTGCAACAGGCGGGAGGCGTCTATGTCCAAAAAGTGTGAAGTATGCGGGAGGCCCTTGTGTTCTTATAATCCGGGCAAAATTTGCTTTTCGCACTCCGTCCGAGATCCGAAACAAAATAAGGATTGGAGTCCTATTGATGACATGCAAGGCCGCATGACTGATGTGCTTATAGGTTGGCAACCGGCGGAATCGGAATTATCTTCTAAGAAGTAACTGTCGTTTGCTCGGAGAAAGGGGGCGAGGCGGCGCTGAAAAGTGCTCCTCGCCTTTTTGTTATTGCTGTTTTATATTTGAAGGAGAAAGGGGAATGTCATGCTGGTTAGCAAAGTTCTTTGGATTGATACGGAGACGACGGGAACGGACCCGGTGATTCATGATGTGATTCAGATTGGCTGCGTTATGGAGTTGGCTGGAGTTCCTTGTTTCGAGCGAGAATGGAAATGTGCTCCGATCAATAAGGAGTATGTTACAGAAGAAATTTTGAAGTTTCATGGGATAAAACGGGAGGATCTTTTGAATCTTCCCGATCCTCGATCTGTCAAGAACGCTTTCGAGTCTTTCATTTCTAGTTACGTCGATAAGTTTAACAAGCAGGACAAGATTGTCCTAGCGGGTTTCAATACCAAGTTTGATTACGACATGTTGAGGTCTTGGTTTGGTAAGTTGGGTGATAAATATTTCGGGAGTTGGTTCTTCTGGAGTGTTATCGATGTTGCAAACGAGTTGGCGAAATATGCCGCTTACAAAGGACTGAGACTGAGGAACATGAAGTTGGGAACGTGTTGCGAACACTTTGGCATCCCTATCAGGGCACACGATGCTTTGAGTGATATTAAAGCAACTCGTGATTTGTATCTGAGGTTGACTCGTGAAACTATCTGATCCTAAAAGGGAACTTTGTGCGTTGATGATGGCTCGGGGAGCGCTTCAGGTGGAAATTGCCTCTGCTTTGGATTTGCATGTTAATACCGTCAGCAAGTGGATTAAAGAGCCTGAAGTGGTTTGCCGCGTACAAGAATTGCAAGGAGATATCGGAGATAGAGTTGTAACGCGTACTGTCGATAAAATTTCGTATTGGAAGGAGCGTTTTAATGACGAGATTGGTGATAGCGTCAAGCTTCTTAAGGCAGTACGCGATGGTAATATCGGTTACGAAAAGAAAGACGAAAAGGGTAACAGCACTGGCTTCGTATTTGATTCAAAATCTGCCGCTGTTCGCATGAAGGCGGCGTTGGCTTTTTTGGATAGGGCACCTGATTCTCCTAAACAAGTTACCAAGGAGGAAGTAGACGATACGCATAGATTTATCTTCGAGATACCTTCGATGGAAAACATCTTCAATGCGGCAAAGGAAGTAGGTTCTGATAATGAAATGTTGGATATATTAGATATTAACGTAGATGAAACTGTCGAGGAGGTTGGAAATAACAGAATAAAAACCGTCGATGAATTGGCAGTAGATTATGAGTCTTGAACTGATAGAACAATTTGAGAAAGATACTGCTGGGTCGAGTGCTCCTTGGAAAGAGATCGTTATTGAGAAAGGAGGAGTAAGACAAGCTGGAGCGCCCGAGTATCTATACGGTGGTTTTCCTAAATGGCTTCGTAAGACTTCGCAAAGATCCCTTTATTTCTTCGGTAAAGCTATTGTAGGCCGTAAGTACTTCTCGTCTAATTTGCACCTTCCTGCTATGAATTGGCTTCAGTGCCGGATTCCATTCCGGAAACTGCTTCTTTGGCCCCGAGACCACGCTAAGACTTCGATGGTTTCTCATTGCCTCCCGCCTCATATTCTGATTCAAGATAAAGAAGATAACTGTTACTTTCCGGGGTTGGACGGTTCGGAACAACGGATCATGCTTGCTTGCGAGACTGAAGGCCGCGCCGGTAAACACGTTCGCGTTGTTGAAACGATGTATGAAGCTAATAGACTCTTTCGGGCGCTCTTTCCTGATAAGATTTGGCAGGGTAATCCCAAACAGGCGTCGAAGAAGTGGAATGAGTTGGAGATGATTATTCCACGCGCCAACGAGTATCCCGAGGCTTCTCTTTTCGGGGTGGGCGTTGGAGGAGCTATCACAGGCGCTCGTCCTACTGTGATGATTAAAGACGATCTGGTAACGCTTGCTGCCAGGAACTCTGAGATGGTTATGAGGACGGCTGTTGAATGGCATGTTGCAAGTAGGGCACTTTTAGATGAATACGAGGAAAGCACTGGTCTGCAAGCACTAGAGTTCATCATAGGTACAAGGTGGGCTATATGGGATCTTTATGAATTCATAATATCGGGTGATCCCCTCGGTGAATTTTCTACTGAACCAGACCCGACAGTGGAGACGGTAGTTAGATCCATAGTGGAAGATGGCGTTGCTATATGGCCCGAACGTTTTACGTTGGAGAAAGTAGCTCAGTTAAAGCGCGAGATGAAATCATTATTTCCTTTGCTTTATATGAATGATGCCAATAATCCTGAATTGGTATCATTTGACATTTCGATGTTACGTTATTTTAGGGTGGAAGGCGACGAAGTTATTTTTACGGAGGGCAGTGAAGATTTGGTTTTAGCTGACAAGTGGAAGGAGCAGCCGGTTGTGTTACCAGAAGGAGCGACACTTACGCCACAATTAATGCACGAGTATCTGTCGCGTGGAAGAGCAGAATACTTACGATTGAAGAGGATCTAAGATGGCTAGTAGGAAGATTCTTGATTTGATTCCTGAGATGCAAGAGAAGTTCAAGGAATTCTCGGATGCGATGCTGAAAGCTGGTATTGATTTCATTGTAACTTGTACTTATCGAGCACAGGAGGAACAAAACGAACTTTACAAGCAAGGAAGGACTAAACCTGGAAAGATAGTTACACATACTTTACACTCTAAACATACACAAAGGAAGGCGTTTGATATTGCTATTTTGAAGAGAGGTAAGATTACGTGGGAAGAAGCAGAATACGACGAGGCAGGAAAGGTGGGTAAGGCAGTAGGACTTAAATGGGGTGGCGCCTTTGGTGATAGGCCGCACTTTGAATGGAAGGAGACAAAATGATTCCACAAATTACAACGATTGTAGCTATTGGGTGCATTTCGTGTCTTTCGATGTGGTTGATACCTGAAGCGGCTAAGGAGATTGGCATCGCCGCCGTTGCGGGTCTCGTGGGTTACTTGAAAGGCAAAGAAGATGGCCGAAACGCGAATTAAGATTGAGAGTCTTCAACGTTATGGCTTTACTGACTTGGCTTCCGGTCGGCAAGCTCGGAGTAAAGCCGAAGCGAATAGACTTGCGCGTCAAGCTATCGTAATCATCGGGACGGATTATTATCTGCGTATTTTCTTGCTTTTCGCTTGGGCTGGTCGTCTTCCTACCTCGAAGTTCGCTGATAAGTTACTTGATACATATGAGAAGTTCCAGCCCAGGATTTTCGGCATCGAAGCCAACGCTATGCAGAGTTTGTTCGCCGATACCGTGGCGGACGCCGCCAAGAAGAAATTGAAGAAAGCTAACTTTATGCCTATTTCGCAGAGCACTCGACTTGACAAGGATTGGCGCATTGTAAACGACATCGAGCCTGTCTTGGCGAGTGGAAGACTTTTTGTTTTGGACGATCAGTACGATTTCTTGAGCGAATTAGGCGGACATCCTACCGCGAGGACGAAAGACGTGATCGATGCGTTCTCAAGTGCCTTGCGCTTGATACCGAGAAAGCCCGATGCAAGACAGAAAAACGACGATCTAAACCAACTTGCGGAGTACTTGCGGAAAACGGGAGTTCCAGCTTGGCAGATAAAGCGGAGGATCGAGGAGTTTAAGGATGGGGCCTTGTAAAGATTGTTCTGGACTCAAAGCTGATATCAGGCATTTGCAAGGGGAGGTAGGAGTGTTGTTTAAGTTTAAGGACAGCGTGGAAAAGATGCTTCGAGCGGTTTTCGTGAGTACCGTTCTATTATTGGTAGCGGTCCTCGGGAACCTTTTGGTGCTTGTTTATCCTTATTTGGTTCATCATTTGAAATAGAACTTGCCTTTTGCTTGTCGGGGTGTTTACTTTTAAATCATCTTAATAGGAGGTAAGTAATTATGGGTGGGACCACGAAACAGATGGCGAAGGATGCCGCTTCAGGTGAACGAGACAATCAGAAGACGGCAAAAGGGGGCGACACGGCTTGTCCCAAGAAAACGGGTCCGGCTGCGGGGAAGGGGTCGTTGGGTAACAAGGCGACCAAGGGAGCTTTCCTCAAGAAGTAAGAAGGAAGGGGGCCTGGAGTGAGGAACTTCGGGCCTTTTCTTTTAAGGAGATAATATGGCTAATGTCATAGCTTACGGTATAAATTCGATTCAGGTTACGTTTGATGGATCTACGGCGTATGCTCCGGATATAACCTTGCGCGTTGTTTCCTTTGAGTTTTATCCTGCAACCAACGCTGACGTTATCCACGTCAGGAATGGGTCGGCTACGGGTGTTACCGAGTTTTATCAAAAGGCGGCTGCGGCGGATGGCGTTGCCGATCAACGTAAATCTTACGAGAAAGGTTACGAAGGCAACGGTAAGAATATCGTTCCCTACGTGGTGGGGAATGAAGTTTCAGCAAACGTCAAACTTGTTATAAAGTACGCATGAGATGGCAACTTTCGGCAACACGAACCAATCGACAACAAGCTATCAGGCAACTGTTGCGAATCGGTACTATGGGAGCGTTTTCACGACTCCTGCTGATATGGGTACGGTCACGGAGTTGATAGCATACATAGGTTCTGGTGCCGCTGGCGACAAATGTAAGTTGTGTATTCATTTGCACTCAGATTTATCCCTTGTCTATTCGAGTGGAGCAATCGCCACGGATGGAGCGGCGGCGGGTAGAACAACGGGAGCTATTTCAGTTGCTTTAGCTCCTAACACAGCGTATATTCTAGGCGTAGTATTTGAAACCGCAAGTGATCGACTTTACCAGGATAGTGGAGACGCGAACCAGTCTCACGTAGAAGATAACAGTTATGCAACACCGACAGGACTAACGACTCCAACTCACGGCACTAAAGCATATCAAATATATGCTAATTATAATCCTGCTGCGGGTGGAACGTTGCCTATACCTAATCCTTTTACTCGGCCTTTTGGTGGATCGTTGGGAGGATGTCTATGATTCCCTATTTTGGCGACTTCGCCGAAGACGCTACAGTTTATATTCCGATAAATACATTCTCAAGTAACGATCCCACGGCTTCGGTTACTGTTACCGATCTACTTAATACCGATGTTCACATTCATAAGGATGGAGGGACGACACAACGGAATAACGCCGCTGGCATTACGATGACGGTGGATTACGATAGTATAACAGGTAATCACTTGCTTGCTATTGATACTTCTGATGATACCGTGGCGGGATTTTGGGTTGCGGGGCATGAGTATCAAGTAAGGATCGAGGGTGCTACCGTCGACGCTGGAACCGTAAATGCTTGGGTGGGAGCCTTTTCTATTGAGAGGTCCGGGGGTGCGTTGGCCTTGATTAAGAATGGCACCTATGGCTTGTCTGCGTTGAATGCAATTCTCGCTCACGCTGATTACGGACTCGCCAAGTTGGTTAGAAGCACGACTCCTGCAAATACTCTTACAGTAGATGCCAATCACTTAGTCGCCGTTCCCGTAACACAAAAAGTAGACATCGAAACTATAAAAACGCAAGCTATCACATGCGCGGCAGGGGTAACAGTGCTTGCTTCTGTCGGTACGGCTGCGACTTCTACTGCTCAAACCGGCGATTCCTTTGCTCGAATAGGCGCTCCTGCCGGTGCCTCGATTTCTGCCGATATTGCTGCAATCCCTGACGCTACAGAAATAGAAGCGGCGGTTGATGCCGCTTTAGATAATGCAATTCCGGCACTTCCTACGGCTGGAAGTATAAATCATAAGATACTTTGGCTTATGAGAGCTTTGGTAGAAAAGATATCGATTACCGAGGCGAGTGGTGATGCTGAAATGTTCGAAGTGGCGTCTTCTCTTGGGACCGTTTCTTCCGCGTTCTCTTCGGCTGCTGGTATCACGTTAAGGAAAAGGATGGTGATCTAATGCTTTTGGACTTCCATAAACTATATGAACCTTATGCAAAAGACGCTTCGTTGGAAACAACGATGCTTTGGCTTGAGAAAGAAGCTCACAATCGAGGCATTCCTGATGATGTGCGAAACGCCGTGATAGCTGAAGTGTTTTTAGAAATGGCAAACGGAAAGACTTTTCCAATCGATCATTGTGATTGTTCGCCGGATTGTCCTTTTGCTAACCATCCTTGGTCTTCGGCGGCAATGAATCATTATACGCTTCGCAAGATGATCGAGGCAAACCAAACAGTTATCCGTGCCCGGTCGGATTTGATTCTTGCTAGTGTAAATTCTCGGATCATTCAAAGGATCGAACAGAGCAATGCCGAGTTCGTCGCGGAACAGACGAAACCTAGCAGATTAAAACGAGCATGGGAATGGTTTAAGAATCCAGGAGAGGGATCGGAATGAATTGGTTGGGAATAGTGAGTACCGGGACTTATCCGTCAGGGACGCTTACGGGAGCGCAACGAGCGGCTTATTTCGTTAGTTGGGGTCTTTTAGGTACTCTTTTTGAAGACATGGGTGGTGGGGCCTTTCGAGGTCTTGGACGATTCGGGTATTCTCTAAGGAGTCATTGATGGCTACTTTAAAGGTAAGTATCGATATCGAATTGAATGGAGTCCGGGTCCAAGGATTTCCTATGGTCCGTCGAGTTGATCTGACCGAGGTCCAGAACTTCAATGTAATCAGAGCGACGGCTGGAGGTTATGTTGCACTTCCTTTGGGGGAGTTAACTACTCTTCAAGCTCTTTTGCTTACTTCGGACAAGGCATTATCCGTTCAGTTAGGCGCTACCGAAGAGGCCGATATCACACTGGCTTCTGATGGTTTGATCTTGATTATTGATGGGTCTAATACGGCATCGAATGCCAAGGCATCGAATGCCAGTGGCGTTAATGCTCAAATAGAAGGACTCGGAGGCGGTGTATGAGAAGAGGATTAATAAACAGTATATTCGTAGTTCTGATTAGTTGTGGTCTTATTTGGGGGGCCACGCAGACTATTAACACTCTTCCTGTTTCCAGTTCGTCTTTTGTATCTCAACTGCAAGCCTTCTTACAAAACGAGAGTGCTAACAGGTTTCATCTCAAATACTCCGGATATGTGTTCGAGGGAGGTTTGGGAGCTACTTCAGCCAATCTCACACATACAATATCGGCGTGTGTGGGTATGCCTTATGGTTATTATGTAACCAAGGTAGCGACGGCACATACATACACTAATACTACTCGCACTTTCGTTTATCTTGATTACGATGATTCCAGAACTATAACAATAGTGGGAGCGTCTGTTACACGTTCTACATATTTGGTTTTTGCTGAGATGGCGGCGGGAGCTACCGAACCAAGCGTTCCTGTTGGTACTGTTTCTCTTATGCAAGTGGATGCTTCGGGTGGGACGTTGAGTGCTGTAACTGACCTTCGTCCTGGAGGCGAAATAGCCGTAGATTGCTATTTGTCTATTTCCGATGCTGTATCCCGAGCACTTACGAATACAACATTAGTGCTTAATTCCAGGGCAGTTGTCGACGCCGATTTAGTTATAGCCAATCTTGCTGTTGAAACTGGTGGATATCTTCTTCCAGCAACGGGCGTGACTGTTACAGTAACCAACGTTGTAAGACAATCTATGACTAAATGGATTGGTGGTGCTGGAACAGTTGTCTTTGGTTCAGGTTCAGTTAAGGAGATTATTCCACAGTGGTGGGGAGCAGTGGCCGATGGGACGACTGATTCCACCATAGCGTTAAAAGCATGGGCGGCAGCTCTCTCGAATAACGGCACGGTTCCGATAGCAGGGAGGCTCCCCTCCGGAAATTATTTGACCACGGATACAATCACTCTCACGAACCTATATCGCGCTACGATCTACTTTGATGGAAAGATTGTTGGGAATATTGATAAGCCGATTCTCACTTTGACAACCGTTCAGTGGCTTGATCTGTATGGTTTGAAACTGGAAAACATAGCAGTTACCTCGAATGCGAGATGTCTGAGCGGAACGGCTGTTTATACGGCCAGCTTCAGAGGTGGAAAACTTCTTGGAGGTTATTACGGGGTAGATGTTCAGGGGAACGATTTGCATTTCGACGGCATGAATATCCGCGGCGCAGCCGGGGCAGGGTTTAGGGCCAGGAGCGGTGGCAATAATGCTTCGAACTCAATCCGGAATTGCGCCATAGAAAGCAATACCGGTGCTGCTTATGGAGGGCTTTATTTTGATTCGTCCATATCAGCAACAACCTACAATTGGACCGTGAGTGGAAACTATTTTGAAGGAAACGGGGCGCAAAACGTAAACATATCCAATGGGTTTATGGTGGACTTATACGACAATTATTTTGCTCTCGATGATACAACCACAATCGGGGTGCTTCTTTCAGGGACATATACGAATTGTTACGTCACAGCCAGGAACAACCATTTCACCGACATAACCGGAACGGGAAGCAAGATCGGTTTCAAGCAAGACAATACGGCCTATATGCGCCTCATGAAATACTATTCGAACATTCCCAACGACGCAACAAAAGTGGATGTATACGGTCAATGTCCTTACGGAATCAATCTTGAAGCCTCCGGATATGCTACAAATATCGCCAATGCCGACTTTTCAACCATCGTAGGCGTGGCGGGAAGCGCTCCAACGCTATGGACCAAGTCAGGTGGCAGCGACGCTATGACAACAACCACGATAAGTCAGTATGGTGGCGGGCTTGCGGCAGTCAAAGAAACCGGGACATATCTGTACCAAAACATCGTGGTTCGCCCTTATACTCTGTATCGGCTGAGTGCCTGGATGAGCCAAGATGCTGGAATTACGAGCAACCGTCTGCAACTCTACAACACCGCGCGGAGCACAAAATTTGGAGAAGTTGTAAAGACAACTGCGGACGTAGAGCAAAAAACCGTCTATTGGAATTCGGGGGCGAATACGGCAGCGGCCATCATGCTAAATGTGTATGCGGGTACTGGGTATGGATATTTCTCTGGGCTCAAAATGGTTGATTTGACCAACTAGCAAATACAAAATCGAGGTAGTTATGAAATCACCATATAACAATTCTGAGTACAAAGCCTCTGAATCTGAGTGGGGAAATTTTATACAAAGTAATATTTGGCATGATCTTCAATTATTCATGGTAGATCGTTCGGAGGCAAATCGAGACAAGCTTGAAATGACGGATGAAGAGCGCCTCCTTGTAGCACAAAGTGGAAATGGTCACTACGAGTCTGCGGATATTCTCCGCGGACGAAACCGTGAGATAATGGATCTACTAAATGCTCCAGAGGCCATCCTCCAAGAACTTCAGGATATGAAGGAAAAGGAATCCAAAGATGATTGATGATACCACACCAGATGGCAGTGAACTGGGAAGCGAGCTTGCAACTTTACTTAAGGAAGCCCGGCAGCAAATTAATCTTCTTTGGGCTTCTATTGGAACTACTGGAGTAACTCCGCGAATTGATGAGGTTCTAACTACGAATACCTTTGATGTTGGTGGGGTTCAATTCCAAACAGTTTTCATAAGTGCGGGTATTGCTACCGATTTGACGAGTGTAACTGGAGCCTACGATGGGCAACTAGTTCTTCTCCGAGCAACCAATGCAAATGTGACGGTGAAGCATAACGTCGCCAAGATCATTCTAAATGGGGCTGTTGATTATACCTTAGCCCTAGGTGATTGGCTTCTCCTTATGAACTACGGCGGTAATGGTACAACGATAGATGGAATTTGGATCGAAGTAAATCGAACAGCCTGGGCGATGTTGGCACCTATGCGGCCAACGGTAGTAAGGGTTTCAACTTTGGGATCAACTCCGGACATGGCACTGTGATCGTTGGGGGCAACATCGAGGCATGCCATATGGGTATTTATTTCAACGCTGACGCTGATCCAATCACTGTGGTCGGCACGAGGCTTGAGGGAAATACGTCAGATATTGTGTTTTCTACTACTAGCGTTGGTAGTACGTTCATTAGTCTGAAAGGTTTAGACAATGTCTCGGATAGTTCCGGGACAGGATTTGGACAACATTCTTTTATAGGATGCACTACAAGTACTGGTGCTCCTTTCCAAAATGTATTCAATCAATCGTTTTTTGATAATCAAGTAGGAGTGACTACGATACCTCTAAAGATACGTGGGTATCCTGGACAGACCGCTGATTTGTTTCAAGTGTTGAGTTCGGCAGGATCAGAATTGTTTATTGTAGATGCTAGTGGATCTGTCGTGGCCGCTGGTTTCTTGGACATTCTTGTAGTTGAACACGCTGATAATGCGGCGGCGGTTGCTGCGGGTCTGCCTGTAAATAGAGTCTATCGGACGGGCGATGCTTTAAAGATCGTCCACTGAAGGGAGTGTTTCATGCGTTTCGTGGAAGTACATCAAAGGAAACCCGAAGACATAAGCGTTGAAGATATTGAATACTTCGAGCAATGGTTCAGCGTGGAGTTGGAGGATGCCTTGAGTCTTCGTATCGCATTGGAAGAGTCCTGGCGTGACCAAATGCGAATGTACGAAGGAGTTCCGAAGAATCCCGCGAGGAACTTTCCCATCGAGAATGCGCCTAATTTTGAAGTAACAGTAGGCGCTATCTCCGTTGATGCCTTATTCGCTCAGACTGTCGATACTGTCTTCAGTCTCAAACCTTTCATTACCATCCGACCTGTGCCGAAGAAGAAGGACGACAAGGAAGTTGTAACCAAGGCGAAGTCTTTGGAACGCTTTTCGAATTGGATGGTTGCCAACGAATTGAATGTGCGGTCGGCTGGAGAAGAATTCTTTCTCAGTTGTATAAAGTACGGTACGGGAGCCTTGTATATTCCGTGGGTCGAACGGCGGACCAAAGCTTATTCCTTCACGGTAAAAGCAGCGCACCCTATCCTCAAGTGTCATCCGATAGAAGACATCATTGTTCCTCCTGGATCGTATTCCGACGCGCAGAACATCCCGTGGTGCGGACTGCGTTTTTGGTACAGCAAGAACGATCTTAGGGAAGATGCAAGGCGGAATAACTGGAACTTGGGGGAAAACGAGGAAAGGATCGCGGCGGCGGGAGCTAAAGATTGGGTGAAGATGCGCCGGGAGATGCTGGCAAGGCACGCTGAAGTACCAAGTAAGACAGGAGACCTTTTTGAAATTATCAAGGTTTGGGTTTACTTCGATATCGATGGCGACGGCATAAACGAGGATTTGTTTGTTACGTGGGATAGGACGAGTAGAAAGGTACTGTCCATTTCGTTTAATCCCTACGATTACAGACCAGTGGAAACGGCAGTTTACCAACGACGGGAGCATATGTTTTTCGGCATGGGTGTATTAGGTATGCTTGCTCCTTTCCAACAAGGTGTCACCGATCTTTATAATTGGTGGTGTCTAAACGCCCTGTTGTCGAACTGCATGTGCTTTCTCAGCCGAACGGGAACGTTGGACAATCCTCTTACCATTTGGCCTATGAAGAACATCGAAACGAACGGCGACGTTAACGCCGATGTGAAACCTTTTGAATTAGGCAAACCCAATCCTTACATAGCTCATGCGATGGCGACCACGATGTCGCTTGCTGAAAGGCGCGTGGGTGTAAACGAGATGAATATATCAAGGCCGAGTCAAGTGTTGGGAAGCAGGACTCCCGGCATAACGGCTTTGTCCATGTTACAACAAATCAACAAGAGATTTACACCGGCTTTCGACAACATGAGGTTGGGTATTTCGGCTGGAGTGCGCCAAGCTCTTTATCGTTATCAAGAAAGGCTTCGCAGTGGTGATACTGCGGCGATGTCCCATATCATTAAAGTACTTGGCATGGACGATGCTTACTTGGTCATTTCCACGCTGAAGGACCAAACCTTCGATGAACAAGTGACTATCGAACTAACGGCTATTTCTGCTACGGAGAACAAAGAAACGGAGAGACAAAACGCTGTGATGTTGATGAATGTACTTGCTACTTATTATCAAAGGACGATTGAGTTGGCTACTATCGCGGCCAATCCGCAAACGCCTAATGAGATAAGAAGTATAGCGAAGAAAATCTCTGAAGCGACCGGCGAGATAGTTGAAAGGACCATTCGCACTTTCGATCAAGTGAGAGACCCCGAGGCTTTTATTGTTCGCGTCGAAGACGAAATCGACCGGATGGTAGGTTTAGATCAAAGCGACATGGTAACACTTGCCGGATTGAACACCATCATGCAAAATCTATTCGCCAAAGGGGCGGCGACTCAGAATGTCAATACAGGGGAAGGGACTTAAATGTGGGTACAAGCTTTGAAGGAAAGCGGAACTCTTGACTATTTTTTAAAATTCTGTAAAGAACAGGAGGAGAGATGCGTTAATGAAGCAGTGGCGGCAAGTGATGTAAATATCGGTAAAGTTCAAAAAGCCTTTGGGGAAAGGGCTGCTTTCGAAAAGCTTAGACAAACGGTGGAACAAAAGGCTCGAAGCAGCGAGGCGTTAACTGATTACAGAAAGAGAGTGGGTTATGGGAATATTTAGTTTCAAGAAAGACGAAGAACCAAAGGAGCCGACTCCAAAGGACGAACCTAAAGACTTCGTGCCCAAGAAGGATTTCGAAACGTTCATGAGCGACTTCAACTCCTTTAAGGATACGATCATGGGGCACTTGGTTTCAAAGCCGAATACTCCTTCTTCTCAAACGCCGGTTAAGCCCGTTGAGATCGAAGACGTTTCCGACGAGGATTACAAGAAAGCTATCAGGGAAGGAGGCGAAGGGGCTGAAGCCGTGGTCTCCAAGCGAATGCAAGCGGAGATCAAACGAAGTGTGCTGAGTCTGCGGTCGGAACTGGATGGAATCAAGAACGTGGGACTTTCGAGCATTGCGAACCTTACCCGGCAGACGTTGAAGGCGAAACCTTATTACGAACAGTTTAAGAAAGAAATCGATTCGGCTATCGACCAGCTATCACCCGAAGCTCAGTTGAATCCCGACGTTCTGAACAAAGTATATTCGATGGTGGTAGGTGACAATGCCGACGCATTGATCGAGCAACGAACGCAAGAAGCGTTGAGGAAACTGAATGCTCAACCGCAATCCGAAGAACCTCAGAACTTCATGCGAAGAGCGAAGTCTTCGAAAGGCGAAGAGATCCCCGGTCCTGAAGAAGTGTGGGGAGCGCCGGGTATGAATGCTTTGGAAGCCCGGTTTGGAGGCAAGGACGAAGCGGCGGTCGCCCGGTTCTTGAAGACGCAAGGGTATTCCACGTGGGAGAAATACTACGAAGAATGCGTTAAACCTTTTGAGGGGAGGTAATCATGGCTGTCAAGGAACGTCCTCCTCTTCCGCCTCCGGGAGACGAGCGAAGGGAAGTTTTGAAGGAAAGGCAAGATACTTTGGAGCAGCAAGCTGAGGAACTGGCGGGGTCTCTTGAGCGCGAGGCCATCAATCCGGATAAACTGCGTCCTATAAGAGAGATACAGTACGCTATCCGGCAGGGAGCTTTGCAAGTGACCAACGCCCAACCTGGATACCGCTATTCCTGGGTATGCACTCAGATGCACGCGCAGGGCATCTGGCAAAAGAAAACCCTTGGATGGGAAACTGTTCACGGTGACATGCCGGAATCGCGGGAACATACCGTCGAGGATTCGAGCCGTAGGATCGGCGATACGATACTCATGAGGATTCCCGAGGAACGAGCACGCGAGATCGATGCTTATAATGAATACATGGCGCAGACTCGCTTGGTTGGAACGGAAAACGAATTGATCGATTTCGGCGAGGCTTATCGGGGTCGAGGCTTGAGTGTCTCCCGCCTTGAGGATATGCCGGAAAACAAGCAGAGGGCGGTTGCCGCAAGAGGGGCGGCGGGAAGGGCGGGGGCCAAAGAGCTTTTCATGGAGCAAGCAACGAAGTCGGTGGCTTTGGGAGCCATTGATGAAAAGTTGCGAGAAGGAAACGTACCGGGGTTGCCGAAGGTTTAAGGAGGAAAGGAATGGCACTTACAAGATCTATTCAAGCGGAATACGGCATGGGCTTCCCTAGCATTCCGCTTGAGACGTGGAAGGAAGGAGCGACTCAGACTTTCCTGGAAGGAGAAGTCTTGGTTGCCAGTTCGGGGTACGCCGTGGTCGGAACGGCAGGAGATGATGCGCCTACGTTGGGCACCATTCTTGGAATCGCTCAGAGGGCGGGACGAAACGTATCCACTTATCCCGATGTGGAGTTCGTTCCAGCCATTACAGGGCTTGTGTTTTCAGCACAGTTGCAAAACGGGGCCGGGACCGCCGCCATCGAGCAGACTGACATTGGAACCAAATACGGTTTGAATGTCACCAGCAACAAGTGGTGGGTCGATAAAGACGACACGACCGACGAACGTGTTGTTATCGTTGGCTTCAAGGATGCGGTCGGCACCACAAACGGCGTTGTGTATTTCATGTTTTTGCCCAACACATCGGTGTACAACGCGACGGCAGCGAACTAAGGAGGATATGTAATGGCCTTGATTACCACCGGGGGAATTTCGGCACTCCTTGGTCCTTCATACCGGAAGGTTTACATTGAAACGGGGAAGGAGCGACCTTTGGAGTATGTCCTGGTTGCCAATGTGAGCGAGATGCCTTTCAACCCGGCATCCGATCAACAGATGACAGGACTTTCCACCATGCCAGCGAAACCTCAAGGCAGAGCGTTTGCGTTGGATGACATCAAAACAGGGGGAAGCAAGACTTACACGGCGACTGCGTTTGGACTTGCCGTTGAGGTTACGTTTGAAGCTTGGAGAGACGAACTCTACGGCGTACTCGAAGAGATGGTGAAGGGGCTGGCGAGGGCCGCGAGAAATCGGCAGGAAGTCCAGTTTTGGGCGATCTTCAACGACGCTTTCACGGGAAGCACTTACACCGGGTTCAACTCCGTTGCGCTCTGCTCGACTTCGCAGACGGCGATTACGGGCGGCGGTGCTGCGGCGGGGGCTAACCGGCCTTCTCCCGACATCGGCTTCAGTGTAACCGGCATTCAGAACAGCATCACGCGCTTCGAAGGCATGACTGACGAGCGAGGTATGCCAAGGCTTATGTCGCCCACAATGGCCTTGATTCATTACTCCAACAAGTTCGTAGCGCGGGAGATCCTCGGAAGCGGAGGGAAACCGTACACGGCGCATAACGAAATCAACGCGTTGATCGAAGAAGACCTTTCGTGGATGGTCGGCCACTACATTACGACATCAACGAACTGGTGGATGCTTGCGCCCAAGGGTATTCATGACTTGAACTTCATGTGGAGGGATTACGAAATATTCGACATGTTCGATGATCCCCTCACGAAGACGGCCATTGCCTGTAACTACATGAGGTTCGCCGAGGGCTTCGGATCATGGCGCGGCATTGACGGATCGACAGGTTAAGGGAGGCAGCAATGAGCGATAGATTACAGAACTACATCGGTGCGGCTCTTGCTAATTTGGGGATTTGCCTCCCCGGTGACATTCATGTGCTGGTTAAGAGCCGTACCAGTTCGGCTGGAAGAATATGGAGCGAGTCCATTCCGAGGGATCGCTGCCATACGAGCATCATTACGGCGGAAACGATTATCGACAAGGACGACGGCAAAAACGACGTTCTGTTGCTGACGCCCGAAGCACATTCTCTTGCGGCAGGACTTGATTGGTCCTGTAACATGAGTCATATTGTAGGCGGCTACGATGGAGGCGGTTTCAACAACAGATGCCGAATCGGCATGAGCACCACGTTCACGCCTATGATTACCGTAAGCGGTTATGGCAACATCATCGCCAACGTTTATAGCCAGCACGGAACCGCCGTGGGCGATTACGTGGGATGGTTAATTTCAGGCATACGAAACCGCTTTCACAGGGTCCATTTCGGCGGTCCCATGAATGCCGCGCAGGGAGGAGACGGAAGTTACATCGGCGTTCATATCACCGGCACCGAGAACTACTTTTATGAATCGCACTTTGGCACCAACACAATAGGCCGGGACGAAGCAAGTCCCAATGTCCAATTGGGGGCAGGGACGCTTACGATCTTCGATCATTGCCATTTCCACGCGAATCTCACGGACGGCGATCCTCTCTTCCTGAAAGTGCTCAATACGAGCGGCTATACTATGGCATGGTTCATCGATTGTACGTTTGACGCTTTCTCGTCCAACTATGCCGTTGCAATGACCAAGGCAATCGAATGTACGGGTGGGCATTCATGCCGACTCATTTTCACTCCTGGCTGCGTGTTCGACAACGTAACCGCGCTTTCGGATGCGACGGATGATTCATTCGTCAGTATTCCCCGGACGTTTAGCACGACGACCGATACGGAAGCTCTTATCAATGTGCTACTGGCGGTGTAACCATGCCTCCCAAAAGTAAGAAACAGCAACAGGCGGCAGGAATAGCCTACGCGGCGAAGAAACAGGGGAAAAAGCCTCCCGGCACCGGACCCGCCGCGCAGATGGCGGGGTCGATGAACACGACGCAACTCAAGGAATTCGCCACCAAAACCAAAGGCGGGTACAAGAAAAAGAAGTAAGACCAAAGGAGGGGGGTTTCTAAAAAGGAAATCCCCTTTCTTGCTTGAAAGGATAATTACATGAAAAGACAACCAGGATTGCTTGATATGGCAAACGCCGTGAAAGCGGGAACTCTCAAACTCGATGACCTACCGAAAGGCATTCAGAAGCAAGTGGAACGCCTCACAGGTACGCCCAACCTGGAAGCTTACGGCAAACCCGTGAAACCCGTTGAGACCATAACGCGAATGAGCCACGTAAGAACTCGGAATGTAAGGAGCTTCTAAGATGCCAAGCATGACCGTCGAAGATGTTGCAAGATCGGCGTTGGCAAAAGCAAACGCGGGAAGCAACTTCTTAATCGCTTCTCAGTGGGTAAACGAACGGTATCGGCAATTGATACGGCAGATTCGTTATCCTGTTTTGAGAAAGGAGGGGGAGCTTACATTGCCTGGAGAAATAACAACGGGCACTGTATCAGCCACCCGAGGTTCGAAGACGGTAACGGGAGATGCGACGGCGGCGGCTGCTTGGAGTCATGATATCGTAGGACGGTTTATCCGGGTCGCGGTAGGCTGGTACGAGATAGAAGGCGTGAGCGGTGTCAGCATAACACTCAAGTCACAGTACGCTGAAATCGATGCGTCGGCGGTTACATATCACATAGTAGTTCGAAACCATAAACTTCCCGAGAACGTGAAGCACACGAGTATGTTTGTTTTCCCTCGCATGAGAAGGCCCTTAATCAACAAGACGCTTGAGTTCCTGGATCAAACGTTTCCAGGACGACCCTTGGTAAGCGGTCTTCTGCAATACGTTGTGGACAAAGGAGTGGAAGGCAGACAACGCGTGATAGAAGTGTACCCGGCTCCCACCGAGGTCGAAATGCTCCGCTATTCTTATTGGGAAGATCCGGAGAACCTCACAATGGAAAGCACCCTTCCGCCGTTCCTCGATGCGGATATTCTCGGTGTGGGGGTACTGTCCGACTGCCTTCAGTATAAAGCGACCTTGGCGGCGGACGCCGGGAAACCCGACATTGCGGCCTTTTATCTCAATTGGGCAAGCCGGGAGGAGACTCTTTGGCAACAGCGCGTACGAGAGGCCCTGAAGGCCGCTAAGAACAGTTACGATGAAACAATACAACTACTAGGCTTCGGTACTTCTTCGGACCTTACAGGGGATATCATGACCGCGAGAGACCAAATTCTCTCAAGGTGGACTCCTCTCTCATAAGAAAGGAAAAAGTCATGGGCGACCTTCTTATCATGGACGGCGTTACCAAACTCGACATTCCTCCCGAAAGAGTTCTGGAGGCAGCGAAAGAAGCGAACCTTAAAACGGTAGTCGTCATGGGAATTACCGAGGACAATTCCGAGTACTTCGCCTCGTCCACCGGAGACTCTCTTCCCATCCTCTTCCTCGCCGAGAGACTCAAGTACGAGATCGTTAGCGGGAATTGGGCCGAGGATGGTGAGGAAGAGTAGATAAAGGAAAAGGACTGTCCGGGAAGGAGCAGTCCTAGCTTTTGGTGCTTATCTCTATGTAAGATTCAATATAATCAGCTACGAGGAGAAAAGGAAGTGAATGCTGGTGAACTTCTCGATGTTTGCACACGGCGAGTACGCGGAGAAGGAGGTCTGGCTCACTCCGAATCGCTGGTTCTCGCTATTTTGTCCAAGTGTCAAGCCGTTGTAAACTGCAATAAACAATCCCTTGTGAGTTCTGTTGTAGTCTCCACGATTCCACGTAAACTGTTCTATGCTCTATCCGACATCATCCCCGATGCCATAGATATCCTGGACGTTCAATACGAAGACAAGAGTCTTGCGTGTATTCCGAATTACGATTTCATTGCCATGAGTTGTGGTTATTCATGGTTTCGTTCCATAGCAGATCATCCTCAGTCGTGGTGCCAGATCGGGAAGAGTCTGTTGGCGCTTTGGCCTGGATGTGAAAGATCGGTAAACGTTACCGTCCGTTATATCAAGGAGCCTACTAAGTTCGTAAACAGAAACGTTACTTTAGAAATAAAGAACGAACACTTTGCGGACTTGGAACGTTTAGGCGAAATATCGTTACTGTTGCGTCAGAGGCATGTTGCCGATGCTGTATCTTTGATAAAGGCCAAGTAATATGACAAAGACCGAGGTACTAACCTTAATACAAGATCTAGCATTGGACAGGGCCGACGCTGATACTATTGCGGCTTACTTAGATGATGTCCTTAAGATGTTAGCCAATAACAGCGATGCTCTTTGCGATCTTGAATTGGTTCCTGTTGTTGAGGGAACTAAGACTTATGTGCTTGCCGATCATCAGGTAAGGTTAATGTCTGCTTTCTATGACGACAGAGAGTTAATGAGGACTCCGCTTCAAATTTTGGAGTCGGTAAAAGGTTGGAGGACTAAGACGGGGAGTCCTCGTTGCTTTGTGCAAGAAGGAGAGTCTGAAGGCTCCTATACACTACATCCAACCCCGGAAAGAAACAGTAAAGATTTCATTTATATTTGGGGGGAACCTTTAGGTAAGGATTTTCCAGCTTATTCGATGGCGGTGCTCTTTACTAGAATGCCTGATAATACTTGGGACATACCTGAATGGTTGGGATTCATTCTTGCCTGGAGCGTCTTGGCTTTGGAGTTCAGTAGAGTCAGCGATCATCAAGACCCCGAGTTCGCCGAGGGATGTTCTCTATTCGCCAAAGAATTAATAGGATTGATGAGCATATGAATAAACTTACAGTCAATCCCGTATCGGATAACTCAGTTGATTCCTTGAATATGATGATCGTTGACTTGAACCAGATCATAAACGATTTGGTTCAGGAAGTAGCCAAGTTAAAAGGAACCGATGGGTTTACATCGTCCATATCTTCGGATTTGGATCTTGGAGGAAACCGGATAAAGAACGTCGGTAGCAGTCAATTAAACACTGATGTTATATCCCGGCGAGAGTTCGACCGGGATGGCATAACCAGGAAGAAAGGCCAAGAATATTACTCAGCCGACGCTCCAATAAGGGCCGAAGCTGGATTACAGGTGCCTCGGGGTGTCAGTCCTCGTGACGCTGTTAACATGGAGCAATTAGGCGAGTCAGGAGAAGGTAATAGAATTCGAGTGGGCCGCATTATCATGACGCGCAGTAATTCTTCTCCTGGCATCAATCTTGGTTATGGTACGTGGGCATTGGTACTTCAAGGAAAGTTCCCGGTGGGTTTCAAGAGCGGCGATCCCGATTTCGGCGTGGGGGCCGCGACAGGTGGCGCTAAAACGCATAAGCATTCGATAGACGTTCCGAGTACTACGAGCGGTGCGCCAAGTGCCACGGCAACTGTTGATAAGAACTTAGATGCTCTTACAGTGGCGGTGGCATCGGGAACTCACACGCACGATACAGACCCCGCTGCCTTCGATTCCGATGATATTAGCAACCTTAATCCGTTCGAGGTTGTTTACTTTTGGGAGAGGACCGCATGAGCGATAGATTTATATGGAGAGACTTTAAGAAACGCCTTTATGTGCAGGGAGGCGCGGATGGCATTCCTAACAATGCACTGAGAAGAGCACGAGGCATACACGTCATCGACACGGGAACGTTGAGATCGAGAAACGGTTGTTCTCTCTTATACAGCATAGGCGCTCACAGTCTCTTTCGTTTTGCCAATAATCGTTTCCAAGGGTACGGAACGCAACTGTATCGAGACGGTGTAAGTATTAAGTCGGGCTTGAGTGGAAGTAAACTGTCCTTTGTCCGAATGCCGCCTCAACCTTCTTTGGTTGATTATCTATTCGTTTGTGACGGGACTACTCTTTTTAAAGTGACCAACGCGGGAGACGTTAGTAATTGGGGAATAACTCCTCCCGCTAACGGCTTTACCGCTGCCGTTGCCGCCGTATCAAGCAAAAGTATAGATAACATGGAAGATCCTGGAGCGGCGGCGCGGTGGTCTGCCACAAGTTTAACGGCTACGGCGAATACAACTTACTTTCAGGAAGGAGCACAATCGATCCGCTTTGAGGTTGCGGCTAATACCATAGGTACTGCTGTTCAAAACAAGACGATAGCGTTAGATACTTTCGCGGCGGCGGGAGATTCAAGTTCCGCCGACTACATATCGTTTTGGCTTAAGATCGACAATCCGGATAATCTCTATTGGATACAGTTGGACTTATCGTTGGGGAATACAACGTTTGCTACTGACACTTACTCCTTCCGCATTGACAAGTCAGGCGAGAAAAAGACCGACGCCAACAGAAGGGGATTGGCTAACAGTGATACCTGGAACACGGAAGAAGCACAAAGGAACTCCGTGGAAGAAGCAAGCACGGCGTTCGTGATAAATAATAACAGGAGAACTAATAACTCGAATATCTATTCCAGTTTGGGAAATGAAGGCTTTCCAGTGGAAGCCGGTGTTTGGGAACAAATTCATGTAGCAAAGAAGCAATTCGCCAAAAGTGGTGGGGGAGCCGTGGATTGGGGTGATGTGCAAGCAGTCAAGTTCACACTCAAGACGAAGGAAACCGGGGCCATTTATACTTACATAGACGATCTTAAAATGGTCGGTGGTTGTGGTTTGCAAGGAACCTATCGTTACTTGGTCACGTTTCGAAACAGTGTAACAGGGAGCCGGTCTAATTCCAATTCTAGTTACGTCGAGGTTCTTAATGTGCTTCGGCAACCGATATCTCTTGCCGCACTTCCCACAAGTTCCGATACTCAAGTAGACCAACTGGAAATTTGGAGGACCATAGGAAACGGTTCGCTGTTCTTCAGGATAGCTCGGATAGCGGAAGGCACCCTTACTTATACAGACAGGGTTGCCGATGTCGTCGCCTTGGACGACAGTGCCGCTGCAACTTATATTTCATCGGAAGAGCTTCCAACAGATAACACCATACCCGAGAGCACTTTTAATATTGCTTGCGGTCCTTATAATACAAGCATGTTTTGGCTTAACAGTTTGGCTGGTACTAGAGGAAGGATCTATTATTCGCCAATCGGCAGACCCGAGAGTGTGGAAGGTTATTTGGAAGTAACAAGTGACGACGACCCGCTCTTAAGCATGGTCATGTGGAATGGAAACTTAATAGCCTTCTCGGAGTCGAAGGCATATCAAATATATGGAACCAATCCTTACGGCTACCGGGAAGTATTTGGCATTCCAGGCGTGTCGGAAACCAACGCTGGAACCGTGATGTCGGGGCCAAAAGGTATTGTATATCAAGCGGTCGATTGCGTTAGGCTATTTGCTGGAGCGCAATCGAACAAGATAAATCCAGAGGCTATAGAAGTATTATTCCAAGGAGAGAACGCCTCGAACTTAACGGCATTCGAAGGAACGGTCGCGGCTATAAAAGGGAACAACTATTACATAAGCGATGGAACGCAGACATTAGCGGTTAACTTCGAAACGGGAACTTGGCGAGATCTTGGAATAGGTTTCGATGCTCTCTATTATGAACCTGATACAAAACTATTGATTGGTTCATACGGCAGCAAAGTAGTGGTGGTTGAAGATGCGGGAGCGGTCACGGATGCCGGAACTGCAATACCATTTGAAATAGAAACCTTTCATTCAAGTCGAGTCGGCGACATATTGAATGTTTCCAGCTTCCTTGAAATAGACGCCGATTTGAACGATCAAGTGCTGAATGTATATTTGCTCTTAGATGATGCGGTAGAATCGCTTGGATCTATAACGAATTCAAGTAGAAGTTATATGCAGATTCCCGTCAATAAGCAAAGCCGAAGAGTCGGCGTTAGGTTGACAGGTAGCCTAACTAACGCCATTGAGATATTCAAGATCATATTGGAGGAAGACGTTGGGTACAAGAAAAGATCCTAATGAATATTTGAATGAAGTCACGCTCACTCAGTACCAAAAGACACAGGACGAGGGACTCAAACTGCTGGTATGGTACGAAGAGTTGGTGTCAAGCGGCGATATTCATAACGTACTCTTTCCTTCGTCTCATTCCCTTGGAACTTTCTTCGGGTTGTTTGACAGGAATATTCTTTTCTACGGCTTAGACGAAAAAGACAAGATATGGTTCGCCGCGTGGTTCTCGCCTTTCGTCGGCAGTAGTGCCTTCATGAGTTTGTGGGTCCGGAAGGACTTGAGGCATTCCAAAATAGGATCGGCTTATACTTACAAGGTGTACGAGAGCGCTTTCAAGATCGTGAAGGTTCTGTTTGGAATCACTAAGCAGGAAAGACTGCTAAAAGTCCACGAAAGGATCGGTTACAATGTCCTTGGAAAGTTTCCTTTGCTATGGGACGGTGTTGAAGACGCCTGGATGGTCAGTCTGACCAAGGAAGGGTTCGAAGCAGGGAGATGGTGATGTGGCCTTTTCGTCGTGTAAATGAACGAGAAGTAATCATTCACGAAATAGGAAACGCCGTCGTGTGCCTCGCTTCTATTTGGAAGACAGCGCAAAAGGATGGCGACCTGGAAAAGCACAAGGATGATTTTCAAAAGCAGTTGAAACGCATTGAAAAAGCGTTAAGGAGGCGATAATGGGTGGAGGCGGAAAAGGTGGAGGCGGTTCCACGCAAACAAGCGGAAGCGCGGCCCTGGAAGCTATAGCCAAACAGATTAATGAAGAGATAACTCCGGTAAGACAGGAGTTTACGAAGCAGTTGCAAGAAGCACTTACAACAGGAGGGGTGGGTGCTCGACTGCCTCTTGTCCAATCGATGACGGAACAAGCTGGCAAGGCAACGAGCGATACGTTAAAGCAAGTGACGGATCAATTGTCGCAAAGCGGCATGATTAAATCACCTTATGGACAAAGGATCTTGGCGGATACGGCACTTTCGGGTGAGTATGCTAAGAAGTCCATTCCGTCGAGCGTGGTGCAACAACTCCTGAGTGTTCTTCCCAATTATACATTGGGTACAGGGAATACCATAGTCAGCGGTTTGACCGGCGCGTCTGATGCTCAGTCGAGAATGTATGCGGCAAACACTCAAGCGGATGCCGCCAAAGGCGCTTCTCAGATGCAGTTTGCCGGGAAGCTAATGCCTAGTATGTCCATGACGTTGAAGTAAGGAGAATAAGATGCCTATTCCGGCTGCTGCTCTTGCCCTTCTCGCTGCTACAGTCCTCGGAGGAGGTAGTGTGATGGCAGGAGAAAATAAGAAAAAGAAAGAAGAACAAGCGAAAGCCATGAAGGTTTTCGATGAGTCTGTAAAGGTAAACCAACATATCTTGCAGAATCCCGATAAGTTTCCTGCCGAATCTATTGAAGCGGCGGCAAAGGCCCTCTCGGGAATCGATCCCAAGATCATGCAGACTTATGAACCTGTGATTGCTGAAAGGCGCAAGACACAACAGACCAACGATGCTTTGAGCACTGTCATGATGAATAGTTTAAAGACAGGAGCCATTTCAACTGCGACAACTACCGTTCCTCCTACAACTGCGCCTAGCAAAACAAAGGCATTCGATATGCCACGGCAAATACAGGACATTCCTTATATTGATACGTATAAGGAAATGGCGCAGAAATATAATGTGCCTATAACCACGGGCATTGCATTGCACAATGCGGAAAGTGAGTTTAACCCGAACGCCAAGAGTAAAACAGGCGTAGTGGGTATTGGACAAGTAACAAAAAGCACTATGCAAGAAATGGGGTTTGATCCTAACCAGCGCCACATACCTAAAGTCAGCATCGAAGCTAGTTTTAAGTACCTTCGAACGCTGACAGATAGAGGGCAGATCAAAGATCTAAACGATATGAATCAAGTGGTTGACTACTACACAACTCCCGCTGGAGGAGGTTCCAAGAACTACAAGACTAAAGTATCCATATACAAGCAATACTACGACAACATGTTCGCGTCGGCTCCCAAAGTAGACGAGGTAGCTCCGGAGACGGGTAAACTGCCCATCGGACAGCAATACATCTACGATGCGGCACTCAGAAGCATCAAGATGCACCGGGGAGCGGACGGCAAGATCAGCTACGACATGCAACCGTTTGCCCAAAACTCCGTCGATGATATGCTGGCGGATCAACTGCGGGGTATGCCGCCCGAAGAGAGAACTGCTGTATTGCAGTTCGGCTTGATGGGAAAGATGGGATTGGGACCGAAATATGAAATACACAAAAATGAAACTACGGGAAGGTTGGAGGGTCACTTTTTCGATCCGGCAACAAATAAAGTAACGGTAGTCCCAGGACCGAAGATCGGAGAAACGATTGCTGAAAAGAGGCAAGCAGAAGTAACTCAAGCGGGACAGAAAGAAGCGGCTCAAGCTGTAGGGAAAGAGACCGGGGCGGCGATGGTCGCCGAGACCCGGCAAGCAAGAGAAGCCCAAGAAGAAACACAAAAGAGACAAAAGGGTTTGGAAAAGATCCCCACGGAAACTCAAGGCGAGATGTCCAAGGCTACCGGGCGTATGATGGGTATGGGAAAACTCACGGCTAGGATAGAAGCGGCTGGTACTGATGCTATGGGCGCTTTCGATATGAACAACTTGCCTATCGGTCCTCTTTCCCGCATTACACAACTGCCTCAGTATGCCAACATCTCACAGGATGAAGTAGGCGTGCAAAGAGAACTGTTTGTGGACGCTGCTGCTCAAGCAATATCCAGCTTGTATGAAACAGGTGGTAAGCAGTTGAGCGATAAAGAAATTCAGAACCTTAAAGCGTACGTTCTCGATCCCAACCTTCCGCCTCATATCTGGATCGCAAGGTTCAATAACTGGTGGGAAGATGGATTGAATCTTACGGAAGCCAAGATAGCCACTTGGAAGAAGGTGGGCTACGACGTAAGAGACTTGGAAGCCAATCTAAATGAAGTGCGAAAACAGATTCAACCATTGGAATGGCTTCCTCCGAGTCTCAGGACATACGAAGAACGCGCCAAAGGCATTCAAAAGAAACGTCAAAGCATGGACGATTCTTACAATAAACTTATGGGAGGTAAGAAATAATGGCTGAACTTTCTCCCTTGGAACAGTTTGTGGATTCTCAAAGGCTGCAAGGTTACAACGACAAGCAGATCAATAATTTCTTGCAATCCAAAGGGCATACTCCCGATGAAATAAGCAAAGCGCTTACGCACGTCATTCCCGAAGAGATGACTTCGAAGATGCAAGATATAGCGTCTACGAAGAAAGGAGATATCGGCCCTCCGGGTTTACCCAACCAGCCGCCTTCAGGAACCGAAAAAGCCATAGCGCTTCAGCCCGAGACGACTCAAAGGAAAGTGGGAGCGTTTTCGTTGGAATACGGTTTGCCGACTGTTGCCGCGTTTGCTCTGCCTGAAAGTCTGCTGCTGCAATTAGGAAGCAAAGCGAAGTATCTGCAAGCGGGAACAAGTGCGGTTGCCACGGGACTTGGTTATCTCGGAGCCAAAACTATTGAAGGCACCGATCCCATAACGGAAACACTTCGAGGAGCTTCAAAAGCAATGCTCTTCGATGTTGCGATGAATACCGTTGTTCCTCCTGCATTAAGAGGAGCAGGAAGAATGCTCATGACGGAGACAACGCCTGGAGTAAAGAAGGGCATGAGCAAGATGGCGCAGGACACGCAAGAACTCCTCAAGGAAAAGGGAAGGTCTCTTACGATAGGAGGCATGGAAGGAGTATCGAGCGAGAAGGCCAAGACGATTGAAGGTTTTCTCCGAGGCTCGATGTTTTCCGGAGGCCGGTTCAAACAAACGGATCAGTTGAACGCAGATGTAGTAGAATCCTTGCTTCAAGATACATTAGATCAAATAGGAAGGTTCACTACAGATGCGCGATTTGGACAGACCATGAGAAGTATCGTCTTGGGAAATCCCGATCCAATCACAGGCAGGATCAAACCGGGAGGACTAAGCGCCTGGATAGCTCAGACCAAGACCAACTTCTACGATATGGCCGAGAATTACTATAAGGACCAAGACCTTATAGTAGATATCGCGCCGATGGTCGAACAGATGAAGAAGTACAAGGGAGTTCCGGAGTTCGAAAAGGCTTTTGCTCTTTACGATTCCTACCTTCCCAAGACGGAAAAGGAGATACAGATCTTGGGGCCTTCCGGAAAGCCGGTCAAGAAGACCGTAACCGAAATCGAGACCACGGAGATCCCCATCGAACAAGCGATATTGCTTAAGAGGGAAATCAACATGGCGATATCGAGTGCGAGAGGAGGAGAGTTCAAGGCACTTTCGGGACAAGTAAACAGAGTCCAAGATGAAATCAAAGGCGTCCTGAACGATTTCAATCCTGATGCTCTTGCGGCCTATGAAACGGCGGAAGCCTTCCACGGAACGAGTCAAGCACTCCTTGAACAAAAGTTCGTGAAGGTGATGAAAAAGAAGCTAGAGGATAATCCAACCGGCGTTATTTCATTCCTTGAAGGAGGCAAGAACGTCAACGACGCGATGGAACAGTTAGGAAGACTTTGGAGGCTAGGCGAAACGGGCTTTGAGGGTAAGGCGGCTGCGGCTAATATACCAAACTTCGAAGATGCCGTCATGAAACCACTTCGTTTTCACATACTAACGAACGCTTACCAGGACACAACAGGAGCGTTGAATAGTGCAAAACTCTTGGATAGTGTCAATAAGTATTCGGAGACTACGCGAGAAGCCTTGTTTGGTCCCGACTACAAGGATAGAGTAGAAAAGATAGCAAATGCGGCGGCTTATTTGGCGGCAATGAGGTTCCCCGAGAAAGTAATGCCGAAGCTGGTGGAGTCCGGACTAATTGCGAGTTCGGCGCTTGCGGCTGCGAACGAGACGAGTGGAGTGGCCGGGAAGACTCTGCAAACGCTCGGTGGCTTGATGTTTGCGAGTATGGGTCTTTCCAAGGCCATGAGTAATCAGAAGACTTCCAGGCGCATCCTGGACGGTCTGATCGCGGGTCCGACTGATGGCCGTTCGATGCAAGCCATGTTCAACTTAACCTCCGAAGGATTGGCCGAGTGGGACAGGATCAAAGGAAAGAAGTCCGCTAAGTTTTATACGGTGGACGGCTACTTTGAGCGCAAGCAAGAAGAAGCAATGCAAGGCGTCCCGCAAGGCTTTACACCGTAACGAAACGCTCTTACCTTATCAGATACAACGAGAAGCTTTAACTAGCTAGAAGGCTCGCTCCCACAAGGACGGGCCTTTTTCTATGTGTACGGTTCGCGGATAAAGGAAAAGGCTTGCTGTAGGGACAACAAGCCTAGTTGGAAGAGACAGGTAGCATTATGCTTTGTAATATAGGAGGAGAGGAAACCTTTGTCAATAGTGGTCTTCCGGAGGGCCGAAGCCATACCAGATGTTATTACGGTTCAATTCGAGGGCTTGCATGGCTTCGGGAGGAAGACGGTAAATGGTCTTAGATTGCATGAGTTCCCGGAGGATGATATCGAGGCGGAAGGAACGGATGCGGTAGAGACGAAGAAGGTCACTGCGGGAGACCACGCGCATCCTGGCAATGAGGCGTTCGATCTTATACAGATCGTCGTCCAGGTCGTCTATGGAAGAAAGACGGATGATTTGCGGGATGTCTTCCCGGCGCAAGGCTTCAACCCAATAGATAGCGACTTGAACGTGGGCTGGAGTGATGGTGTATTCCAGGGACGCTATGCACTCCACCATCGAGAGTTTGAGCACAAGGTCGCCTTCGCGTTGGTGGAAGGGGCGCATGGGAACGTCCTGGGGTATTGCGCGGGAGACGAGCCAATTATCTATCATGGCGTGAGCCTCCGGGGAGATTCTAAGGGGGCCTGTAGGCCAATTTGCGTAGCCTATGGCTAGGGTGCGTAAGAATTCATCACAAGCTTCGAAGTCCGGGGGATATACTTTATTCAGTCCTCCTTTGAATTCGTCGTTGTAATCCGTTACAAGCCATACAATTCTTGCTCCGAAACCTTCGGTGAGGTCGGCGGGTCGGATAACGTCTCTGAGCCATGCGGAAGGAGTGGCTCCTATCCAATTGAGCGTGATAGGCTCGGTAAATTCGTGGACTCCTGCGGTACGGGTTTCTTCCCGGAAGAACTTAGTGGGGGAGTAATGGGCTGTCATGAACTTGATAAAGCGCTTTGCTTCGTTGCCGTCACCGATGCAGTAAGAGAGTTCCTCCTGGATTATGTAAAGCTTGGGGTCTTTGGGAACTCGGATTATATGTCCGCCGTCATTGAATGGGATTGATTCTGTTAAGGTGTCGATGCAAGATGCAGATGTGCATTTCGTGGCATAGACACGGCAGAGATCTTGAATGGGTTTGACATAATTAAAGAGTGGCTTTATCAGTGTTCCCTTCCCTATGCCTGAAGGTGCTATCATGATGACATAGAGATTGGGGAAAGTAACTTCGCCTCCTTCTCGTTCAATCCAAGCTTTGTTTCCTATTATACCTGAGAGTAAGGATGCTGCGGTCCACCACGCGAACTTGCGCGGGACCGGCTGCTTATTCTCCAAACCTCCGTACCATTGAGTGTGTACGAAGATGTCTATGAAGTTTAATGGATGTGTCAGGAAGCGCTTCACTCATCCTTGCCCTCATCATGTACGTGAAGGAGACGGACCACGGCGTTCGGTCCTTCTTCTTTAACGTCGATGCGATATGATTCAAGTTCGATGCCTTTTTCGAGTTCCTTTAAGGGTACTGTGAAATAACGAAATGGCTGCTTCTTCAGCATTTCGATGCACCATAAGAAGAGCATATCTTTGTCTCGAAGAGTGTTGGTAAGAGTGCTCTCCAATACGTGCAATTTCACTCTTTGCATTTCTATCACCTTGAGTGCTTCACGGATATCAGGCATGTTAAGTACTCCATAATGCTGTTATTGCGTTGTTAAATTCCGTTCTGTCGGGTAAAGGAGAGAACTCGGTGCCTCCTTTCCAAGTGCGGGAAATGGTGATGGTGACAGGGATGATTAACGGCTTTCCGAAGTAAAAGCGAGGCCGTTCGAGTTGTTCGGTGATAAAGGCCGAAATGTCGTAAGCTTCCTCGGGAGGGGAGGAGATCAACAAGCCGTCGTGCATATCGGCATTGATGCGTGCTCGTTTGTCTTTGAGATAAGAAACAAGGGGTATTATACCCCATTGTGACATGAGATCCCGCACGTCCGATTGAGGATTGAACGAATAGCCTTGACGGTAGGTGTCGGCATCCAGCATGGTTCCTTCCAAGCGCCATACTCTTCCCCAATTATTTATGAGGCACTTCTGACGAATGAGCAATTGGCGGATGAATGGAAAGTAGCCGTCTCGGATTTCCCACAAGGCTTCGAGATAAGCATCTATCATCTTTTGGCATTGCGGAGCGTTGTAGATTAAGTTATGATCCAAAAGTAACTTATCGGCTAACTTCTGCCCTGACATTCCACGTTGACTGCCATGTGATACTACTTTTGCAGTCTGACGTTTATCTTTGGTTACATCTTCTATACGGCAACCAAACGCGAAGGTAGCTGCTTCTTTATGCGCGTCGGCTTCCCACGGTTTACGGTTGGCAAGATGAACCATACGAGCGCCCGAGAATCCTTTTATTTCTTCGATGCCTTGTGCCGCCCACATCTTTACCACGCGATCTTCTGCGGAACTTAAATCTGGCTTAATGAAGATCCAATCAGGATAATCGGGTAAGTACATATCCCGGATGGGTCTCTTTACGTTCTGGAGATTGTAACCTGTTCCAAGAGGGTTCTCCGAGGAGTTCAGGCGTCCCGCGTCGGTGGTAAGACCGTATTTGCAACGAACGCGGTTGTCGGGGTCGAGCTTCGATTCATTGTACCAAGTGGAAAGTTCCTTTGAGAGATGCTCGACTTGGATAACAATTTGGGCTGGTTCTCGGGCACGTTCGTACTTCTGAGCATACTTCATCATTGTGGTGGCATTGAGACTTACGGAATCGTTGTATTCGCCTTCCTTGTTCTTTTTCTTTGTTACTATTTGAGGCAACTGTAACTTCTCGTGAAAGAGTTTGAGCATTCCAGTGCGCGAGAACTTCTTCTTGCACCAAATGTTTTCACCGGCTACTTCCGTCATTCGGTTTTTAAGTGTCAGGAGTTCTTCTTCTGTCTTAGTCCTTCTTTGCGTCAAGATGTTCTTGTCTACCAGGATGCCATTATACATCATGTTAAGTAATGGGTCGAAGAGTCGTTGATAGTGTTGAAAGTAAAACTGCAAGGCTCCTCTTGTGTATAGGTCGGCGAATATGCAGTCGAACAATTCTCGTTGGTTACAGTTATCCATTCCATTGTAGGTAAGAACTGCTTCGGTGCGTGATGTGTATTCCGATTCGTCAAGATCAATTTCGCCTTCATCTTTCCAAAATTTATAATAGGGTAAATACCATGACGCAAGAAAAGCAACATTGTGCGATTCTCGGGGGTGAATGGCATGGTGCATTGCTCCAAGATCGTAAAGGTAATTATTAATGTCTATGTTAAAGTGTCTCTTTAATAGATAAGCGTCATGGAAGCCGTATTGAAGGATCTTGGGACAGGGAGAAGAGCAGATGGCGGCTATCCAGGGGAGGTAGTGAGTAATCTGAGTTTTGTTCGTGAGAGGAAGCGTGTAAGAGCGTGAAAAGTCGAAGGAAAATCCCACGCAAATAACACTATGCTTTCCAGTGCGTTCGTTTTCCAGGTCGATATTGAGGATAGTTGAGGGGTCGAATGCGGCCTGAAGTAAACGATTTAAATCCTTTTCGTTGGGTTCTATGTCGTAATGACGCAAGGAGGCCTTGATTTCGGGAAAGGTGGACTCAAAGGCTACTCTTCGCCAATCTCGGAGAGAACGGTTTTCCAGGCCGCTGCCGCCTCGCAGGATGTGAGCCGGGTGGAGAATGGGTATTACCTTAAGGATGCGGCCATTAAGATCCGTAAAGGGATAAATCCCTCCTCTAAGCGAAGTTATCCCTACTTTCTTGTTCTCAGGAATGCCTTTGATGTCGCCGCCTTTACCTAGGAGAGCATAGCAAGCAAGGTTTCCCATAGGCACGAGGACACGAGGATTGGGCAAGGTCGCAATCCATTTGTGCAATTGCGTTATCCAATGGGTCCGTTCTTCGATGGAGAGAGTTGAAGGCTTCCGTCCGTCATAAATGGGCCAAACGTTGTTTACCAGGAGACGGGAGCGAGATAAGCCGGTTTGCATGAGCCAGCCGTTCAAGAGGTTCCCGGAGGGACCGGCGAATGGTTTCCCTGCGGCATTCTCGGAAGTCCAAGGTGATTCTCCTATGCCGATGATGGTGGAATCTAGTGGACCATCAGGATGAATATATCTCATAAGGGTTTCCATCCTCGGTCCCATTTAAGAATGGGTTTAGATGTAAGGCGGAAGAGAAGGTAGACGAATTGTCCTCGTTCTCCCTCTTGTTCCTGGATGCTTTTAAAGTCGGTTGTGGGACCGTAGAACATACCACTCTCTTCGTTTCCTATGGCGAATGAAACTACATCGGGATTGAATACCTTTTCGCAGAACATGTCGTCATCTTCCATGACCGTTTCCTTGTTATTTGGTAATTAAGAAACGTCCATCAGGTTCGGAAGAAGACGGGATGGGACCGGCAAAGCGCCCGACTACGTGCAGGACATGCTTTTCAAGATCGAGCCATAGTTCTTCCGTTCCCAACTCGTTTGTCTTCTTGACGAGGATGCGAAATCGAAGAGTGTAGGGGCGGGAACCGTCTGCCGATCCTCGGTGGATGCCTGTTATGACGATGCGTTGGTCGCGCTTTGCTTCTTCTTTGGTGCAGATGTCGCCTATGTGATAAGGGCAGAGTATGAAGGCAACTGCTTTGAGAAGTGTTTCCCTTTGATCGTACTGAGCCACTAAGGTTTCTGTCAGTCTGTTAATGTTGCTTTGAACCTTCTGCAAGGCTTCGAGGCTGGTAGGCGGCAATTCGTTTATGGGAATCATTTGCGGAACTCCTGGATGCCTTCCTTGACTTTAAGGCAGGGTCGAAAATTGATGGTATGATGGGCCGGAACGGGTACTGGACCTGATATTGGAGATATCACGATCCTTCCTTGTCTCTTGCTTATGGAGAATGTTCCGAAGCCTTGGAGGACTGCTTTTCCGCTCTTGTATAGTTCGGCGATAATGCAGGATACTATCGCTTCATAGGCTTCTTCGGCTTGATGTCGTGTTATACCCGCTCTATCCGCTATATCCCGGAAGAAATCACGTTTGACCATGTATGCTCCAAAGAAGTAGAGAGAGTCCGGAGACTCCCTCTACTGTTAGGTAAGACTGATTGTCTTCTATCCTTGGTCTTTGAATCCTGCCGTGTGCGCGGCGGCGCAAGCCGCAACGTGCGTCACGATGTCTTTTTCGGCTACCATGCCTTTGCAAATCGGGCACTGCTGCAAGGAAGGTGAAGCTACGGGTTGAGGAGCCGGAGGAACAGGAGCCGCTGGAGCAACAGGAGCAGGAGCCGAAGGCGAGGCAGGTGCCGGTGCCGAAGGTGCGACGGTTGCTTTCTTGGATGCTTTAGGAGCCGATGCTGCGGGGGCAGGGGCGGCGGGAGTCGGTCCCATTGCCTTATCGATTGCCGCGTCGTTTGAAACAGGCTGTCCCGAACAATCGGGGCAAGAGCAGGGAAGCACTTCCGGGGCGCGTTCGCCCAAGCGGAAGTAGTTCTTGATTTCATCCCGGACGTATCCGGCGTACTTGGGGTCGGACTTACCGTCGTCCACGGTATGCTTGACTTCGAACAAAAGCTGTGCGCCGATTGAGGCGGCACAGGTGGTTGCAAGGCTGTTGGAATTGAAGGGAATTCCGGCCTTTGCCAGCATTTTCTTGAAAAGGCGAAGGCCGTAGGTGGCCTCGGTGCCCTGAAGGGTTGCGGGATTCATGGCTTCCGGATCTTCGTCCGTTCCTATGACGTAACGCTCCAACCGAGTCAAACCGGCAATGTCGCGGGGTTCGATGCCCTGGAAGGTTACGACCAGCATTGATTTTCCGGAATTTGACAATACTTCGTCGATCTCATTGATTGAAGCGTGAGCGACGCATGTTACCCACTTGGATGAAACATCGGGTATTTGATCGAATTCTACATGACGTTCTTTGACTGACATTTAAGCTTCCTTATTGGTCGATGTGAGAATACAAATGCAAGGCTGGATGCGGTATTTTCCCGCTTCCACATTCCAATTCAAATCCAGTTCCTTGCCGCATTTGGAGCAACGAAGCTCCACGTCGATTTGCATTGTAGCCATTTTACTCTCCAAAATCCTCCTTGTTCCAAAGCAAAGGATAATAAGGGCGCACCGGGTTTGGTGCATTGATTTGGGTTGCACAATAAAAGCGCTGCATTCCTCCTTCCACGAAGCCAGTGCGGGTTTGAAGCAATCCTGTGTCTACTTTAAACTCCGGGTCCATTCCTACGTAGGCGTGATAGTATTCCATGTAAGAACGGGGAGCGGTTTTCTTAAGCTGTCCGGGAAGAGAAAGGAGGCGGACCAATTCTCCTCCCAATTCACCTGTCTCCTTCAGATGGATGTGGCTTATGACTACCACGTTCATGGGAAGGCCGGGGAAACGTCCCATAAGAAGCTCTTCCATATCATGAGTGGAACCGCCGTACCAGTGACGCTGATCGTATTTTGCCTCCTTTCCGGTGTTTGCTAAAAGTTCGTATTCATATTGCTTCCGCATGTTAAACTCGAAAGCGGTGAGAGAATCAACGCAGACCGTTGCGTAGTTCGCGTATTCCCGGTGAAAGATCGAGAGACGGGAGTGAAAAGTTTTGTTGGCTCGGGGTTCCCGAACGTTTTCGAGTTCCTGGTAATATTCGATGCGGATAGGCCCGTCCGAGTGCATGATGTCACGATAGGGAACTATTAGGTTATTTCCCAAATCCCACGTCAAGAGAGGTCCAACGGATTCTTCGGGCAGGAACTTGTTGTTCCAATCCTTCATGTAAGGACTGTCTTTGCCGGGAGCGTCGGACATGAAGACGAGCAGGGGTTTGGGAAACGTCTTTGCGAAGGACGATTTCCACGAACCGGATTCACCATAGACGAGCGTTTTTAAAGGTGGACGATAACGGGCCAATTTAGAACTCCTTTGATGTTATTGTAAAAGTATCCTTTTCATTCGGTGTAGTTGTCGGCGCGGGGGAGCAAGCGGGAGCCTATCCAATGCAAGGGACGGTCGTTGCGGCAGAACTCCCGGAAGTCACAAAAGATACACGCCGAGGTAAACATTCCTGTTTGCCGCACGTAGGGTATGGCGGCAACGTCGTTGTACGAGGTTTTGAGAGTCTGTAACTGCTTGGCAAAAAGAATGGCGCATTTTCGCCATTCAGTCAACTGAGGTTCAGTGCGGTAAGCGTAGGCGGTTTCCCACTTGACGTGTTCCGGGGCGCATTCGGAATAGTCAACCTTATGAATTGAGCACTTGCGTCCTGGTTTCGGCGGAAGGGATATCTCGACTACATTAATCAACATCTGAGAAACGCGGTTGTCGGCTAAGTGTTCGGAATAGAGGTAGCCCGAAACTTGCGAATTGAGAATGTAATCCTCCCATGTGTATTGAGTCACCTTTCCGGTCGTTTTGAGGTCGGCTGGAATGACGAGGTTCAAGGATGGATCGAGGGTCCGGAAGTCCTTCCGGCCCTGGAAGATAAAATCGCCATTATCATCGAGGGGTACTTTAAACCATTCCTCAACGCCGATGATTTTGTAAGCGAGTACATCGGGAGTATGATAACGCGCCCATGTTCGGAATATGCGTTCGAGATTGGAGAGAGAGTAAGTATCCGGAGGGTCGGTGAGAGGTTTGTAAGCGGTTTTCAGTGCTTCGAGACCTTCATCAACCGTATGACCGGAATGTATCTTTTCGGCGGCGGCGTGAAATGCGTGACCGGCGAGACGCTTAACGTCTTTTTCAGGCACGCAAAGGCGCAGGACGAAAGATAGGTGAGCTTGTGCAAAGCATTTGGAAACTTGGCATAAAGAGTTGTTTGAAACAGTCAACATTAGTTTCCTTACCATAACTTAAGGATGAAGTGCAAGGCTATGTAGGCAACTGTAATGCCTAACGCAGTGGTTAATAGATCGTTCATTATTTCTTCCTATGCAAAATCTTTCGAATGTTGGAAGCGGTGAAGAGGCTTCCGTTCTGATTTCTGGTCCCTTCAGAATTCAAGGTAGATGCTATGGCGGATGAAGTCAAGTCCGATTTTTGTAATTCCTTGATTCTGTCAACCAATTGAGAAGGAAGGGGAGGACGGCCTTCACAGTGGCCGGAACGGAGGCGGATACGGTCTCGGGCGGCTCGGAGTTTGGCTACTGTCATGGTTTTATCGTATTCGGCGATTGCTCCGAGAACTTGACGGACGAGCTTACGAGTTGGGTCGGAGGAGAGAAGGTCCGAACCTTCAGTAGCGGAAATGAGCGAGAATCCCTTTTTTTGGAAGTCGGCAATTATTGCTTCCTGAACCATGAGGTCACGAGCAAGGCGGTCGAGCCGCTCAACTATGACGGTTTTTACTCCGTGACCGTTTTCTTCCAGGGAAAGCATTAAGGATGCAAGGGCTGGGCGGATTTCCAGGGTGCCGGAAACTCCTTCCTCCGAGAAATACTCAACCAATTCTATATTGTTATTTTTACAATACATAGCGATGGCGTGGGATTGGCGGTCTAGTCCCGTACCTTCTAGCTGGCCTTTGCCACTTACTCGAATATAACCGAATGCTTTCAATGCTTTATCCTTTCAAAGTGAATTTAACTCCTCAATAATGGGCACAGGCACTAAGCCAATGCCCACGATGGAGAGTTAAGAATGGAAGCTGTATTCGGTTCCAGCTTTCCCCGCAATGGCGACCATGACAAAGCGGCTTCCGGATGGACGTTCATACGAGCATACGATTTCTACGTCCGACATATCAGCGCCTATTGTGACACGTCCGCGTACAGTGCATGACGCGTCTTCAGTGCTCATACGGAAACCGTAATTTACCATGTATCCGAGTGCGTCCCAAAAAGCTTCCGCTTGTTTCTCGTGAGGTTTAAACTTGCTTTGATCCATCGTCATTTCCAGATTGATGCGCATAAGATACCTCCTTATAAAGCAAACATGAGAAGTAACACGCCGATTAACGCGAGGGCGTTCAGAACCGGCGACTGTGAAGATGCTAAGAAGCACAAAGCGAGGATAGCTATAAAGATCAGCATTGCTAACCTCCAATCACTTCCCATTGCGTTTCCGGAAACGTCAGATCGGCGACATTCGCCCAATGTTCGCGGACTTTTGCGATGCAATCTGAAAGAGCAGGATAGACGTTCTTCCCTTCCGTAGTTTTGTCGGCAGTGATGGAAACCAGCTTCAAACCTTCGGGGTATTCCTGCGCGTAAATTTTCAGCGTAGGTGAAACAGCAATGATCTTCCGGACGTGCTTTGCAGATTGCGCGTCTTTTGGCGGTTCGGGCTGCGCGGTAGTCTTCGGCGACGGCGCAATGTCCACGATAACCGGCGCTGATTTCGCCTTGCACTCTTTTGTTGCGTCGGTAATGACTTCAAGGGCACGAGCTTTGAAGTCTGCGCCGGTGCCAAAAAGGGCGCTTTCTTTGCGGGAAACGGTGACAAGTTCCATTTCGCGGGATTTTGGCCGGTCGACGGCGATTCGCGTTGAACGGAAATGATCCGTGTATTCGGTGACGGCGTTGAGGAGGTTGTACGCTGTACCTCTAATACTCGGAAAGGCATCCTTGTCGTTCGATTCGAAGAGACGGGAAAAGGCAAGTACAATGTTATCCCGACGCGTTGATTGCTTTGCTGTTCCATCTGCTTCGAGCGATGGAGGAAAGAGACGGTCGATACACGAGAGGTATGTTTCCTTGTCCAACATGCGGGAGGAAAGCGCCGGCTTTTCGCGCAGATCGGAAACGTTCTTTACTGCGTTTCCCATCATAAGGCGTGCGCGTTCCAATTTGTTTTGTGCGTCGGC